TTATAAGAAACGACATCTTCATAATATTAGAACTGGTTTCTTTTGGATTGAAGATGGAGAGGAGAATATAGTCCCTCTTGTCACTAAAACATCGACTTCATGATTTTTCATGATAAAATGTAACTATATCACCCATTTCAATTTCAATAGCTTTGTTCCATTTTAAGAACTCACTAAAACTAAGAGTCATGTTACATATATCAATGTCTAATACTAAATCACTATCGGGTTCTATAAGTTTAGGATCATCGTTAAAATGTTGGGTTGTATCAATAATATGATTTGAAATTTTAATAATTGATTTCTTTTGATCGTTAGTTACAGCATAAGGCATAAGTACCGACTCTGCGAATAATGCAGATGCCTTTTCATTATTAACCCCACCAATTTTATAAACTACGTCATGAAAGATAATTGCTATGGTTTGTTCCATTGACAGATTAATTTTATTTTCGATAGCATATTCTAATATATGCATTGGATGATAGACACCATGATACGATCTGGCTTCATCTGAATACATATAATATGTAGATTTTGCGATGGTTAGTGAATCTGTCACCGACATCCCAAATTTGTAAATTTTAGGAGCCATAAAAGCCACCCATGTTTTTTCAGAAATATGCTTCATAAAACCTATACGTTTATTTATAAAAGATTTTAAATATCTTCTATTTTTAATGCTAATTCCTCAGCTATTGAAAGAGATGTATTACTATCTTGAATATCCATACCAAAAAGAGGTTGATAAAGAGTTTCGAATTCTTCCTCCATATATTTTTTGGTTTTCAAATCAGTAACGCGCACCAAAAAAACACTGCGATCATCCATATAGAAAGTTTCAGCTTTAAGATGACCTACTGTGTTTTCCCACATTATCTGCATTGATGTCTCCGTATGCATCTATTTAGATTCCTTTTCTATATTTAATGATATAAGATTTTGTTCAAATATATCAATATTATTTTTAAATCTATTAACTAGTCGTTAAGTTCCCACGGAAACACAACCCATTGATCAGTATCTAAAGACCGTCCATAATAATCAGGAGGGTTGTTAGGTGATAAAGCTCGGTTCCAAAACATGGTTGCTATCTCCCAATGTGCGCCTCTCTTAGCTGACTTAATCATTTTAGTTAGGTGATTAAGAGTACTTCCCTTATAAATCATGTCATCTACAAACAAAACACGGTCAGTTCTAGTTGAAAACTTAAATGTACCAATATCTACTTCAGGTTGCCAAGGGATAAAGACATCTTGTTCATAAAAGGAAATCTTTATTTCTTTATGAGGTAAACCCAACCCCTCAGCCAAAAATCGACTAATAGGTAACCCACCACGGGCTATACCACATACCATTGTGAAGTCAAAAGCACTATCTTCAATATGTTCAAGTAAATCGAACATTATTTCTTTAGTTTCTTCTTCAGATATATAACGTTTAGCTGACATACTAACTCCTGGTTCGTATTATACAGGAAAAATTAGTTTGTCAATGATAAAAATAACACCTTAACATGATTTCTAAAAAAAGCAAGTCATTTTTTACGGGTGACTGTGTTTTTAATAGGTCTTACAGGTTTTTTAATAGTTTTTGGTTTGGCTCTCGGTTTTCTGTTTTTTGCTTTCTGAATACGATCCCATTTTTGCATTTGGTCTTCAGTTCTTCTTTCTCTAACAAAATTGATTTGTCCTTCTTTCATAGTGACAAATACTTCATCACCAGCAATTATTTGTTCGCTACTTACCATTTTGGAAACGGGAGTTATAAGATTTTCTTCGATTTTCCTTTTAAGGTACCGCGCTCCATATTGATTATTAGTTCCAACATCAATAATATATTTTTTAAATTCTCCACTATATTTAAATCTAATAGGAATTTCAGCATCTAAAAGCGTTTTGTAAAATTTATTAAGCTGAATTTCAAGTATTTCACTAAGATTTTCGTGATTTAATGGTTTAAACCCAATCACATGGTCAAATCTATTAATAAATTCTGGAGGAAAATGCTTAGATACTGTGTCTTTGGCTTGCTTATCAAGGGTTTTATAATCTACTTCGGATTCTTCATTAAGCTCAAACCCCACGGTATTTTTCGATAAGCTAATATCTAATTCTTTCGAACCAACATTTGTAGTCATAATAATAATAGAATCGGTGAAATTAACTTTTTCGTTATTACTAAGTACCAAATGCCCATCATCCATTAACCCTAAAAGCGCAGTCCATATCTTAGGGTGCGCTTTCTCAATCTCATCAAAAAGAATAATAGAAAGAAAAGTTCCTTTCTCTGGGTCATATCTTTTAAATATAGGATTTGGTTTACTATAAATTCCTTGAGACTCAATCCAAGCCGCTTCGCATTCTCTTATGATATTTTCTTCACATAGTAATGGTTCTATTTCTCCACCAACGTACCCTGGTGGAGAACCAATTAATTTTGAAACAGTGTGGGATTCGCTAAGCTCTTGGCAGTTGATTCTAGTAAATCTGCTTCTGTTACCAAACAAGCACTTGGATATAGCCTTCACAGTTTCGGTTTTACCGACCCCCGTAGGACCAAGAAAAAGCATATTAAGAATGGGTTTGTCTTTGTCACGTATACCAGTGATAAGCCGACTCGTAGAATCAGCAATAGCATGCAGGGCTTCATCTTGCCCTATCACCGCTTTGAACAATTCTTTTTCTAAATCCTCAATAAAGGCTGACCTTTTTGTAGGGTCTAAAGTAGCTCTTTTTTTATCTTTGACTGTTAAAAGTTGTGTTCTCGGTGGCATGTTGACCCCGTATAATATTTATACACCAACTCACACAAACCTATGTCTGGTAATGTTTTAGACTTGTTTTAAAAAAATTATTCCGTAGGTTCAATTGTACAGTTGAGTGGTCCTAAATCCTTATCACTATGACGCTCATGCATCGTGGAAATTTGTTCTAGGTATAGTAAACCACGCTCTTTAGAACAAGTAGTTAGAATTGATCTGCCTTTTTCGTGAATCTCACGAGTATGAACAAAAGCTTCCTCTAGTTCCTTCTTGAAAATCTTGGTAATCATACCAATAACAAACTCAAAGGTGTGGTGGGCGTCATTCCATAGAATGACATTCCAATGAGGAGAAATACGATGATCAACCGTGGTTTCTTCTTCAACTACGGTATCACTTCCCAAATCAAAGCCGATTTTAGTCATTTTCTTCTTCCTCCTTGTCTTCACTAGGGATGTCCTTAGAAAGTTGCTCAAACGTCAATACAGGATTATCATACACCCAGTCAAAAAAATAGATTAAGATTATATAAGTTAAACTAAATATTATAAGACCGTTAGCTTCTAAAAAACCAATCATAAATACGATTAAAAAGTAAAAAAGGGATTCTGATGCCCTCCATAATAACTTAAACAGAAACAAGTTCATCAAAAGAGGCATAGTGTTCTCCTATATTGAGTCGGTCGAACCCTTCGTTGGTTGAATAGTATACCGTATTACATCCCCAACGCAAGAGGTTTTTTGCACAAACCCTACATGGGGCTGACAAACGAGGAGTTCCATCCTTGAGTAGCCTTATATTAATACACTCCCACGGTAAGTTCATATCAAAATCTGGGTGACCTTTGGTTTTATGGTATGCGTCAAGCTCAGAGTGAATCTTACTCAATGGTGAGTAACCAAGAGATATCAGATAACAGTCTTCAAATACATAATTAGCTCTATTGATCCCCATTTCAAGAATCTTGTTACGCTGTATAAAAAAAGAGTAATGCCTGAAACAACCAAAAACACCTTCTTCGTGGTGAGGGTTCTTTTTGGTTGCCTTTCTAAAACACTCACGCAAAATGCTCTTCTTCATAGTTTCTCCTTATTTGATTTTACCATTAAAAAAAGGGAAGTCAATAGACTTCCCTTACAACATCTATTGAATCTTTTTTTTAAATTACATCGTGTCTTGATGTGGCTTGTAAAGTGCCAAAAAAATGGGAAGACACCCAAGTCGAACCCTGAAAAGCAAGTGGTAACTGTTCAACTGTGGTTTTACTCGAACCACTTGTTATATGTCCGTATTCCATAATAAACCATTGAATAGGTCCTGATGGCGTAACAATAGTAGGTATACTAAACACTTCTCTAATTCCAGTAGGAGCTATATTAGTCAACCCCCACACTAAAACATCATCGTTCAATCTAGCAACGGGGATTCCATCAGAAGTTATATTAGGTTTAGCTTTAAAAACAAAACCGAACTGATTATTTCCAGTTGCTTGATCGGTTAACACTGCTAAATTAGGCATCTTTCTCTTCCTCGTCTTCATCAAACATCACAATAAAATCCTCATCTAACTGAAAATAAGAATCATCAACGGTTATTCGTTTCCCTCGGAATCCTCCATTGGTCCGTAAATTTCTTCTTCCATTGTCATCATGGCACTTTTAAGAAGCGCCAAACGCCTACCGATAACATCTTTCTCTTTTTCAAATTCATCTCTTGTTTTTTGAGCAAACTCTTTTTGTCCTTGATACATTTCTTTCAATGCTTTAACCATTTCTCTCGTTTGATTTAAATCTTCAGAAAGGTCATTTTTGAGATCATTGATGGAAGCTTGAATAGTATTAAGGTTGTTTTCAACGTTTATATTATTACTAGCAGCCAAGGTTTCTTTCTCTTTTTCAAGTTCGGTGACTTTTTCTGCTAGTTTATCAACCTGACGAGTATACCCACCATTTATAAAAGTAACGGCTGTATCTTCTTCCACTTTCTCAAGGAAAATTTCACGAAGTTCACTGTCAGAATTAATAACATCTCCTGGTCGAAGTAATATACGATTACCTTTGAAAACCATGGATTGTCTAAAATCTGAAATATTTTGATATTTAGGCATATTTTTCTCCTAAGCTATTTATAATTATAAGCGTTTTTGAAGTTCTTTTTGGTATGTATGCGCCCAAAGCATTACATCTTCATTTTCAACTTCATAATCAGCTACTTGTTTAGCATTAGCAATCATTACTTTGCCTTTTTGTTTTGGAAACTTATCACAAATTTTCTTTTCTAAATCATCAATAAGCTCAAAAAGAGCATCTATTCCTGTTTTAGCCATAGGTCACTCCTTATATTTCTTAGCAAGACTAAGTGCTTGCCCAACTGCTTGGTGAATATCAATGTACTTATAGGTTCCTAATCTACCCAAAAGTTCAAGTTTAGGATATTGAAATTTTATCAATCCTTTTAGATCATCAAGTATTTTTTTATTTCGTTTAGTATTTACTGGATAAAACGGGACTGGATTATCTAACTCACAATAAACATATCTTATCTTATGCTTTAAAGCGGCAGCAAAAGAAGCTGCACTAACACCAGCACCAGCAATAACAAAATCGTACATAATTATCCCAAAAGCTCCTGAACTCTATTTCTAATTCTCTTCATATTATGCCAATGTTCAAATCCAAACTTCTTGAATTTTATTCTTTTATAATGTCTATTCATACGTTCAGCACAATACCACATGTAAGTGTCTTGAGATGGAAACGGTAACTTATAATTACCTTCAGAATCTTGGCATATATAAGACATAGTATTAGTCCATCCTACATTACCAAAATAAACCCACGAGATGATTCTATTATGTCTTACCAAATCAGATAAAGAATCATATGGTAAATTCAATCTCGAAGAACCTCTAAACGCATCTAGTTCATCAGCCCAATCATCCATAATATCAAAAGTATTATTAGGTTTTGTATACCCCCAAGGATTGGAGACGAAAACTGGATCATCTACGAAGAAATCAGGATTCAACCAACCCTTATCGTGATTGGTTGCGATACAGTCAGTATCAATTTTCAAATACCATGGAGTTTGAACATACTCAACTGCCTTAAAGAAACTAGTAAGCATTTTCTCTCGTTGGTCCTTATATAAACCTTCAGGTGGATGCCAAGGTATAAACGTAATATCAAATTTTTCGCTTATTTCGCCTAGCCAGCCTTCTTCTGGATCAACTTGCATATCATCATATATAATAATAATTGGTGATTTAACTATTTCTGGTTTAAAATGCTCCCATGATCTCCATGCCAATTGAAGTTCATTTGTATGGTGTTCATCAATAGCAATAATTGTTGTAAAATCAACCATCCCAATACCCTTTAAACTCATCCTGACATTCTTTTAAAAACTTTTCATCGGGATGTTCAGTTAATACCCTGTTAGCATCTGGATCAGCTTTGAGCCATTTGATTATATCAATATCACCTTTATCCATTATCTCTTTCACACATGCCCACCATAAACGACTAGACTCACGATGTAAACCTGTGTGTTTATTACCATGATAATGAATAATTTTTGCTTCTTTCAAAATCTTACCATAATGACATGAATAATTAAATCTTTCGTCGGCTACATAATGATCATACCAAAAATAAACACCTTGCATTGCAATTTCATCAGCAATAAACTTACCAGCCACTTGCTGAGTAACCTGTTTCCACTTACGAAGTAGTTTGCGCCCTTTATCTTTGTTATAACCTAACACACCCACATTAATAGCGGGGTGATTATCAGTAGCGGCTGCCATTTGTTTCTCATTAAAAACATCACTAAGAACATTGTTTATTCTCTTACTCATGCTCTTACCGTTTGACATCCACCCCATAAAGTGAGTAACAGTCCAACCTTTATCTTCAGTCCAATCCCACAACTCATCAAAAGGTTTAGCAAAAACCAAATCTCCATCAAACATTATTGACGTATCATAAGGGCTGTTTTCAAAAAACATAGGCTTAAGCACACTTTTGAGGTTTCTTTTAACTGTCCTATCAAGATCAAACCATTGAATATTACAATTATACTTATTCTCAAATATAGAATAGACTTCTTTATTAAATTCGTCATTTTCGGACAGCATTATTGTTACTGGACCATTATACACTTTTCTAAGTGTATGGATCGCAACAAAAAGTCTAGCCATACATTTATTACCAAAATTAAAAAAAATACACCCTTGACTCATATTAATCCTTTACCTTAATAACACCAATCCCTATTGGTGTTGGAAATCTACTATCTTTGTTTCTAAATTCCCAATGTTTGTAATTCGGTTTTAATTCTTCCCATAGTTTTTTAACATTCGTCTGTTTATGAATAATATCAATATCATGGAAAGCAATATATTTAGCATGATTTTTCATCTTCTCGAAATCTGCTTTTGCTCCCTCATAGGTGTGATCACCATCAATTAAACACCAATCAACCTCAAAAGGTGTAATCTTTTTAGAATCCCCTAAAATAAACTCAACATCAAACTTTTCAGCATATTCATCCCATTGAATTGTTTTCTTTTTAATATCCACTGCGTAACTTTTTTGAAAAGAACTATTGATTGATCTTAAAAAAGAGTCAGTAACAAAAAAAGTACCGCCCCTATCTACCCCTATTTCCATATATGTATTAATTGGAGTTTCCGCGTTCACATCAAAAATAAAGCTCAAATACTGAGCAAATTCGTTAGGATATTGAACACATCGAAGACCACCCATTTGAACATGTTCAGCTATAGTGATTATCTTACGATTAAAAGCAAACCCAACCTGATGTTCCATCATAGTTTCAATATCAGAAAGAACTAATGAATTATCATCAAAAACTTCTTTTAATTCTATGTTTTTAACGTATTTCATTTAACGATCCCCCAAATTTTATTCTTTTCTTTTTCTATTTTCCTGAATTCAGTTCGTGCTCGCCTAACCGCTTTATTGTTTTCATCAGTTGGTTCTTGTTCAGCAAGTTTCTTTAAATTACTGAGTTTAATACGCGCAGTATCTAATTTATCTTTGATTTCTTTTCTATCAGTTTCTGAATATTGGTCGGCTATATTTTTAGCCGCGTTTTTCTTTAGGTCAACTTCTTTGTCCTTCTTCATGTTCGCTTGTCTATCATAAAGACCAGCCGTTCTTTCAGTTTCAATATTAGGCATATTTGCGCATGCTCTATTAGCTGCATCAATAAACTTCATGTGAGGGAAAACTTTAAGTTGAGAATCTGGATTACAGTTCCAAACATTATATCCAAGAGCGTCGAGATCAGGTTTCATTAATGAAAACCGTTCTATCAAAGCTTTATATGTAGAATTATTCCCCGTCTGTGATCCTCTAGTACGATCCTGATCAAAATGATATTTAGAATCTTCGCTCATGTTGAAATCACATCCTAACAAATATAGATTTCTAATACCTAAATGATAAAGTAATCTAAAAGCTACTAACATGACTGAGCGACTGCCACCATATTTCTTATGACTACCCCAATTAAAAGTATCTTCATGCATAAACTGTTCATGTTGAAAATGTTCATTTCTACGATAAAATAATACATTAGGACAATCACCAACTTTAGTATTGGTTTCTTTCCATGACTCGTTATCAAATATGGTTTTTTCAGTATGACAAAAAGGAACAAATTTTTGGATTTTGGGATCAAGCCAAGTGCTTTTAATAAAATGATCAGGACTGTCAACACAAACCCACATATTAGGTCTATATGATTTTACTGCGTTATTAACACACATAGTCACATGACCTGGGTAATCTAGGATTTCCTTTACTGATCTTTTTTTACCTTTAAATTCATAGGTTTCTTTCATTAAATCACCGAAAGAAGGACCACCCAAAAGTAAAAAAGCATGCCCTCCTCTAAATTGATCACCTAACCATTGATTATGTCCATCTCTACTAAACAACATAGGAACTGACTGAACATACTGTCCAACATCAAACCCCTCATGTCGCTCTCTACCTTGTCTCAATCGAGAAAGATCAGTACCGTCCTTAGTACCACTAATAGGAGGTATTCTCTTTTTCTTCGTTATCTTAATAGGTTGTTTAACTATTTCTTTAATTGGAGTTTCCCCACCAATCATCGAAGCTTTTTTAGTAGGTTCTTGATTGACCTTTTCGATAATAGGTTCATCTCCAGTTAATTTTTTAAATTCAAATGTCATAATTTTTTACTCTCCAAATCATCAGAAAATATGACATTACCATTAAGAAAGGCATGCCATTCGTTATCAGTGAGACATAAGTAACTCTGTGATGGTACCATTATATCACTATGATGCCATTTTTCTACTCGTTCATCGAATTCACGTTCACTGCCCTGCACGATAACCTTTTCATCCATCATATCTCCTTTTTTATATTATATCTTATAGTTTCCAAAAAAAACTCCTAGCTTTTACTAGGAGTTTTATTGTGATAATTAAATAATTATATTTTAATTATTTATTTGCTCTGGTATAACGATAATAAACTTGTAGGCTTAAAGCGTTATAAGCAGTCGATAATAGTCTTCCAGTTTTATTACCATGGAATCTGGTGCCCTCGTAATCCCAACTACCGTCAAAGCATCCACCATTTGTATGTTGACTCTTTAATAAAACGTCAATCATCTTTTTATTATATTCATCCCAGCGTTCGCCTCCAACTTGGAATATTGCCAAAGCTGAATAATACAAATAGTAGGTATTTGTCGGGTATGTGTTTAGTTGATAATCAGCATCACCTTCCCTCATTCTCGCCATAACATCATTTGCCATAGTTTCCATCATAATGTCACCAGCACCATGCCCTAAAAATACTCCGATACAAAGACCTATAGCCGTTCTGTTTGGTCGATCAGCCTTATCAGTTTTCGAATTCCATGTGTAAGGATAACCAGAGCGATCCTTATAATAATCATTAATTCCTTCACCATTATTATTTGTCGAATTCCATGCTTTCTCAAACATCAATTTTGCACCTTCCATGGAATTACCAACGTCCAAATCACCAGCTTTAGCGGATTTTAGTGCCATTATAACCCAACCAGAAACAGACATATCGTTTCTCGAATCGCTAGTTTTATAATCCCAGCCAAGACCACCATAGCCATTATCCCCATCAATTTGACGGCTCTTTAGAAAATCGACTGCTCTTTGGGCTGGTTCTCTTAATACAGGGTCATTTGTCATAGCAAACGCTTCAGCTAATGCCATGGTTGCTATACCATTTTCATAATTACGATTTTTGTCACCCCAACCACCTTCTTGATTTTGAGATTGAACTAACCAACTCAAACCATTTTTTACAACTCTGCGATATCTATTAGGAGTTCTGTGATCGTAACCACCTCCTAAAAAAGCTAATACTGCATATCCAGTTGATGCAACATCACCATCACTGCCAGTATGATCAGTTCCAGGTTCGCATTTTGGACCAGCGTCTTGACAATTTATTTGATAACCGTCAACATCCCATTGTCCGTTTGGACTTTGGTGCCTTGCAAACCATTGTAAAGCCCTATCAACAGTAGTTTCAGTTGCTCTTGAGCCACCCCCTCCTACTAGTGCCCTCTTTTTAGCTCCACCAGTTCTCGACCCCATCATTCCAGCACCGCCACCACCAGCACCGATATTCATAAATGCCGCCTGACCTCCATTTTCAGAAGACGATACTGCCTCTTCTCGACCTTTAGCTTCAGCAGTCACTTCGGTGTCGTCTTCAGTTAAATTGACTTCTTCAACAACCACATCAAGTTGATTTACAACTGGTTGTTCGACTACTACATCATCAATAGTAATTTCTACTTCTTTAAACTCAACTTCTTTAATTACTTCCTCTTTTATTATTGGAGGTTGTTCTGTAAATGCAGTTTTTATTGGAATTGGTTCTTCTAATATCCTATCAGCAATGACTATAAATGTCAATAGTAGCAGAAGGATGGCATGGATAGCGAGAGACATACTCCAGCCACTTACTGCGGCTACAGTTTCTCTATTATCTTCTTCTTCTATGTACTCGTCAATTTCTTGGAATTCCTCCATAAGTTCTTCTTCGTTTTCTACATCAGTGATCGCCATGATTTTCTCCTTTATATACGGTAAAAGGTTAGGTTCTTTGTATGGCTTTTTCACGTCCTATCCTCCACTAGTACAAACGGAGCTATCAATAAAAGGTTCAAATCTTTTTTCGTCAAAGCATTAATACTATTAATAAAAAAGAACACACAATATTCTATGATAGCGCACATAAAGTGAGAACACACTTTATTATTTCTAATAATATTATTGAACTTGATCGACAACTATATGGTACTAATCACGCTATTGTGTTATCTAATGCTTTAGGTTCTGTAGTAACATCTAATTCTATAATATCAAGAGACGGTGATAGAACACAAGCCGCTGCGATTATATTAACACCATCTACAGAAAAATGTTTAGTTACTTCTAACAATACAAATGTTAGGTGGAGTGACATCACGGGTCCAGTACAAGATTCTGGGTTAAACAATTTAGTAGATAACAATATCTCTTATTAGAATCCCCAACGACGATCAAAACCACTTCCAACGCGAGCATTTTTGGAATCGCCTACTGGTACATCATTGTTAATTTCTTCTTTAGAACGAGTTCCAAAAATCTCATTAACATGCTGAAACCCTTCAGCTTCAGCTAACTCTCTTGCTTGCTGAGCTTTATCTTCCGTTGTGATAATAGCGATCTTACCAACATGTCCATAATTGACACAACTATCTATACCAATATGGTTTAACGATCCTCTAAGTCTTTCAAATGCTTCTTGAGCATCCTCGAAAGGCATTTGTCCATAGGTAAACTCAATTATGCCACTTTCTTCACCATAAAGAGATTCCATAATAATCTTTTTAATTCTAAGCATGTATTCTCCTCTTATCAGTTATTCAGCAGCATATGAAATTTGCTATTTTTCATATATAATTTTCCTATTAATTATGAGTTCCCATGACTCTCCAAAGGCTACTTGTGCCATCATACCATAATGAGATTGAATCCCCAGCACCAAGAGCACCCATTACACCATCTACTCGTTCTGCATATATAGAAGATGGACTTCCAGTGTTTTGAATTAATATGTTAGATTCGCTTAAAGTCAATTGACCTGTCATCGTATCGCCTGACTTAAGGACATACGTACCACTAAGCCCAGCAACAGTGGTGCCACTATTTTGTAACTTACCATTAGCATCAAGAGTTACTATTTCATCAGTATTCCCAGCCAAAGATGTTACAGTTAAATCGAAATTGACATCAAGGTCATTATTAACTGTAAGTTTGCCATTAAACACAACATCATCTGGCATAGTATCATAAACAATTTGCTCCTGAGAACCGTCTCCAATATCAACTACCCAACGGTTATCCGTATCATCCCCAAGAGAATTTTCTGTAAATAATAATTTTGCATCAGTCGCAGTACCACGATCTACTTGTAGACCAGCGGAACCATCAGAAACCCCAGCAGCTATTTCTCCACTATTAATAATAATAGTATTGTCTTCTATGGTTAAATTTTCTAAAACAGTCCCATTAAAGGTAACAGTACCCTCAAATATTTTATCAGCGGTTATGGTTTGGTCTGTATCAACCGTAACATAGTTACCTGTTAATGATGGGGAACTAGACCCAGTATCTCTTCTAGGCGGGATATAAATTGCCATTCAAAACTCCATTATGAGAAAAATACTCTTAAATAAGCAGTACCGCTACCTCTTACATAAGTTTTATCTAGCCAGAAAGCTACAGGAGAAGTAAATTGTACCCCTGCATCAACTGGTTCTTCGGCTCCATTAATAGAAGTAGACACAAACATAGTACTGGAAGGACATAATATATACCCATCTACTACAATACGTTTGTACGCATCTCTTTGAAGTTCACCATGATCCCCATCATTTCTTTTATTTTGATGTACGAAGGTATTATAGTCTACCAAATCATCAACACTTAGAAGGTCTTTAATAACACTCTTAGAACCTAAAGTAACTTCGTATATACGATGGTCGCTAGCAATAGTACGTTCGTACATTATATTACTCCTCTCTCTTATTTATAGAGAGGAGTAATGTATAAATTCAAATTTCTGGAAATGCCCAACCTTGAGGTCTAGCAGCAGAATTTACTATTAAGAACAAATCAGTGAAACTCACTGGGGGTTGTCCGTTATTTGAGAAGTCGTAGCTAACTTCTTCACCAGCTATAGATTTTGGTTTTCTTAAAAAAAGATAATCAACCATTACCCGATCCTTCCAAACTTTAACCGCTTCAATATATGGTAAAATTAGCTGTATATCAGGATTTTCTCCTTCTGGTAAAACTTCAACGCCTGTTATTACACCATCAACTATCTCTACAGTTCCATGATTATCTTTTTGACGAAAAGCATCTGCTTTCCAGTCAAGCATTTGAATCCATGCAAAATCATCGAAATAACTAGATACATACTCTTGTGATTTAGCCAGCAATATGGATTTGTTTCTGTTTCTTTTTAAAAAACTACTCATTATACTCTCCTGAAGTTTATATTTGTATTACCACCAGAGTTCTTAGCTCTAACAACATTAAGTTTATTATTTACACAATTTACATCTTCAATATTGACAAAAGCATTGTTTCTGTTATTTAGATCAGTATTAAGATTTAATTCTATGGTACCAGAATTTGTAAATAGTAAGTTTCCATTTATATCAAAAGAACCAGATATGTTCATCACAGTCCCACCTAATAAAGACTCAAAAGTAGCATTATCTCCTATCACGAAATCTTCCGTAACTGAAAACTGATCACTTGTGTTATTAACTATCTCAATATTAACATCATTTGCGTGAAAGCGATTAAAAAAACCACCGCCTCTATCATAATTAGAACCAACATATATATCTAAGTTATTTCTATTTGGATTTTCAAATGGTACTATTCTGATACCATAATCTGTATTAGAAAGGTTATTTGGGTCTTCATTATTAAGACCATATTCAGTTACTCTTATATAATATGTTCTGTTATTAGGAAAAACATACTCAGATTCAACATTATTATTACCGTAATTATAACGGTCCTCATTAGCATCTATAACATTTTTCCAGTCAAAATTATCCTCATGAATAATAAAAATAGTGTCTGGATCATCTCCCGTATTATAAGATTCTATTTTATAACCTAATTTACCGTTAACTTGGAAAAACTTATAAACACCAGAAGGTGGGTCTTGTAGATTATGAACATCATCGTAATTTTCATCAACAACTATTGGACTGTTAATGGTTCCGTCTTGAACTATTGGCGCTGGGGCATAATCCTTGTCAAAACTTTTGTACCCAATCATAAGTGGGACTTCTGGAGCACCCCGACCGTCATTATTATTATTTGTCTGATCTTGGCTTCTAAGGGATATTTCAGACGAAGACCCGTTAACGCTATCAGATAAACCTGTTATTATAAAAAAACCACCATCTTCAGTATCTATTTCATGGAAAGAATACAATCCACTAAAAGTGTCATACCCGCTTGCGGTGGCTATAATTTTAGTATTATTAAGAACTAATTTATTATTCAAATTAGCACTTGAAGGATAATCAGTGTCAAAATTATAGTAGGTAAACAACCTTGAGTTGTTAAAAGTGAAAACATTGTTCGCTGAAATTGAATCAGTTACAGTCGTATTATTTTCAAAAGTAAATCCATTTTGAAAATCAGCTAAGGCGATCATTGTTAAATTATTACCGTTGAATGTAAAACTTGACTCTTCTGTAGTATTACCTGATTGTGTTTCAAAGCGAAAATCATTAGTTTGCGTTCTTAACATACCTGTAGCGTTAATAGTCAAATCACCATAGCTTTGGCTAAAATAAGTGTTTATAGGAAAAATATCTTCTGAACCTGTAATATTAATAACAGAAGTACCATGGCTATTTTCAGCAAATGTGTTGTTTGTAAACCTTAAAACTCCTGATGTTATAGGGATATTAACCAAGTTTAAATCTTCTTCAGTGTTAAAAGCAACAAATCTTAACTCATGAGCAGTACTGTCACTAAAAGATTCAAAACCAAGAACGCCATTGTTAATTAAAAGAGGACTTCCTGATAGTTGCATATCACCCTCGAAAGTGATTAAGACATTCTCATCAGAATCAATTTCAAATTTATCGAAGGTTACAATAATGTCAGAATCACCAAACTTAACATTCGTGACAGGACTAGAAAATTTAATATCATCAGTGTTAAGGTTGAAAGAATTGTTTGCTTCTATAATAGCACCATCGTATACTCTAACAAAACCTTCTTGAGGGGCAAATAAATTTCGTATAAGATTTTTATTACCAGTTGGTAAAGAGGTTACGTTGAAACCACCACTTATTTCCACTTTACCTGCCACGTTTAAAGGACCAGCATTAGTGTTGGTGATAAAAAAAGTGCTATTTTCTGAAAATATAAAATCTCCTGATATTCCAAAAGCATCATCATGTCTAAATGCTCCACCTTTAATATGTAAGTAACCTAAACCAAAAGGATGGTCTTCTATAGAAATAAAAGAAACAATACCCTCTTGGTTACCAGGATATCCAGATTTTGTGTTTTGTACTATAAGCCCAGAAGTAACATCGTTTCTACTATTCATAAAGAATTCTCGTTGGCTACCATTTGTTTCCAAAATAAGAGGATTCGTATTTCCAAATTCTTCTATTATGGGACCCTCAATACTTATTTGTCTAAATGATCTATTTAAACTAATTATTTTACATTGGGGAGCAGAAGCAAGAAGCTTAATTGCGTACCCTTCTAAGTTTTCAAAAAAATCAGTTATACCAGCGTAACCACCAGTACTACCGAGAGTAAAAACACCACCTAAATCCACACCACCGTAGTATTTTTGACCTATAGCACTACTAGAAGCACGCCCATCATTTATTTTACCACCAAGCGCGTCAATTATAATTTTAGTTTGAAAGTGAATAATAAAATTGTCACTTCTGACATCTAATTGACCACCACTGAGGATTACCGATTCGGTACCAAAATAATATTCATTAATGCCAGTTAATGATGGATTAAACACTGAAACATGAGCATTTTTGGTAATAATACAATTTCTATTAAGAAAACCACCCTCATCGAAAAAATAAATAATGGGATCGTTAGAAGTACCTTCTTCACCGTCAAATATAATAGTATGTTGTCCAGAAGCAGAAGGGGTTATGCTACCAAGCCAACTTGTTGCAACAAAATCACCCGATGAAAAAAATGTTATATCACCATGAATCACAACATCAGCATCAATGCTACTACCAGCCCCAACATCTATTATTTTTAAAGTGCCACCAAATATATTTATGTTGGCATCGTAAATAGGAGAAGAGTTATTATCTAAATCAAACGTAATACCATCGGTAACAAAAAGCTCACTGCCGCTCATATCAAAAGAACCACTATAACTATCGAAACTAACAAAAGAAGCAGAAGACGCTTCTGAAAGCACACAGTCAGCATTACCGCTAATTCCAAAGAAGACACTATCAGACAAAGAAGGAGATAACCCCTCACTCCAGTTACCGCCATCACTCCAGTTATTATTAATCGAACCAGTCCAATAATTATTAGCCATCCATCACCACCTTAAAGTAATTTTAAGTAAATTTAAATCTTCTGATGCGGTATCAGTTGTTGCGTCTCTTGAAAGTTTGAGATTTACTATGTCACCACCCGATATATTTACACTAGTAGTACTGAATGTATGTTCCTGAACATCATTTATAGTATTTAGAGTAAAAGTATTAGTATCGGTGGCTCTTATTGTACCAACCAAATCAACAATATCATTAACTACCATAACGCCTATATCAAGTTTAGCACTATCACCATCGTTAGCAGATGAAGTAACAAAAACTTCAACATCAAGATCATCAGTGTTCATTGAAGGAGGAGCGGTAAAAGAAAAATATGATGATTCATTAGTAGAGCCATCAAAATCTAAAGAGTCAAAAAAGTAAGGTGAAGCACTAGGACCAACTTCAAGTGCTGATAAGTCAGCTCCGTTTGTGGCTGGGCTTAATGCTCTTGAAACAGGAATGTCTAATGTGTTACCAATATAATTTGATAAGTCGTTGAGGTTAATAAACCAATACTGACCACTAGGACTACCGCTTTCTTGCACTAGCACTTTCTCATTACCATAAATTTCTGGTTTTTGACTGAAATCCTCAATTTGTTTTCTAACTGCCATTTTAAACTCCTACAATATTTATATTTTTACTCAAGAAGGATTTCATTGCCTTCGTTATCAATTATGATAATACCTTCGTTATCAATGAGGATTACATCATCCGCGCTCCTTGAACTTGAACTTGGTGATTCACTTGAGCTACTAAGTAGACCACCACAAGTTACAGAAATTGGATAACAATCAGAATCAAGGTTATATACTCTAACAGAACCGTCGATATCTGGAGCACTTACCATGACGTATGTGCTTGATTGTGCTATAGAAACTGCAAACCCATAATTGTCTTCATTACCCTGATCAAATATATACTCTTCAGTCCAACTACCCGTATCACTGAATATATAAAGCTTACCACTTACAGCATTCGCGTCATATCCAGAACCAAGAGAAGTGACCGCGATTGAATTACCGCAGTTATTAATTGACACATCAAAACCAAATACTTCCTCTGCTGCACCGTCAGAAGCAATTAGTTTATCTTCATCCCAAGAAACCCCATTCCAAGTATATACATAAACAGAACCAGCTTCACTTCCGTTCGCGTTCGTGTCTTTGTAAGCACCTACCACAATAACATCATTACCTCTAGCAATATCGACAGACCAACCAAATTTATCCTGAGAAGCTGCATCAGAGGCAGTAATCTTATGGCTTTCTGACCAACCCCCTAAGTAATCAAAAACATAGATAGAACCAGCCGCTAGTCCAAATCCAAAATCATCATCGACACTTGACGCCACAAACCTATTACCACTTTCATTGGCAGAAACTGCCCACCCAAAATAATCTTGTTGCTGAACATCAAGAGGCTGTAATACATCTTCAAACACTCCACTATTAAACACAAAAACTGCGCCTTCTTGTAGATCGCTTAACACGTTACTACTATAATAAGGACTACCGATAAACACATGTGACCCATCATAGTCTAAAGCCACCGAATGACCAAATCTACTACCACGGGAAAATAACGAACTCTGTGATTGAGTTGACGGACCTGTTAAAGTATCTTGAATAATCCATGTACCACCAGACGGAACATAAGTGAAAACTACACCTTTATTATTATCATATCCTGGCGCACCAATAACCAATTCGTTATTATTTGAAAACTCAATAGAGAAACCAAACTCAGAATTAATTGTCCCTGTTATAATTTGTTTTAAGCTATAACCTGGTACCATGCTTGGAGTTATATCGTAAATATAAACTTTATCATTTTGTGGTGACCCAATAGCAGCAAGAAGACCATCCTCACTAATTGCAAGAGAACTACCAAAACCGTCTTCGTCTGAATTAATAAGAGGTTCACATGTGTCATCGAATGACGATGAAGATGAGCTATCCGATGAACTACTTAGACTAGAACTAGAGCTAGAACTACTAGAACTAGAGCTAGAACTACTAGAACTAGAGCTAGAGCTACTAGAACTAGAGCTAGAGCTACTAGAGCTTGAGCTACTAGAGCTAGAGCTACTGGAGCTAGAGCTATTTGAGCTTGAGCTACTAGAGCTTGAGCTACTGGAGCTTGAGCTTGAGTTACTACTTGAACTTGAAGAACTTGAGGAACTCGAACTAGAGCTTGAAAAACTTGAACTAGAGCTTGAAAAACTTGAAAGTGATTGACTAGAGCTACTTGTAAGAGGAATTATAATTTCGTCACCACTTGAAGAACTAGTAACGATTCCAACATCCCCAGTTTCATAGAACAGAACATAAAGCTCTCCACTACTTACATAGAAATCTTGAATAATTCTATTAGTGATATCTAGATACTTATTAATGTAATCTTCATGGAATTTTTTATCTTTGACAAATACATCGTTTTCTCTTGTAAATTGTTCATTATAAACTACAAGGTCTGAACCTTTTCCTGTTCTATTATAAAGAACAATAATCTGATTCTCATGAATTTCTACTTTTCTAACTCCATCAGTTAATCTAACAACTTCACTTCCACGTCTTTTATAATAAAGAACGCCTTTTTGAACTACAATAATAGTACCATTAAGTGTTTTACCAACAAAGTCAAGAGTTTCGAATTCAAACTCTTCTATCTCTTCAGAAGAAACAGAGGATTGAGAAGATTCAGATTGACTAGATTTACTGGAACTACTGGTGGAACTACTAGAACTACTAGATTTTGACGAACTAGAGTTAGAACTCAAACTTGAGCTACTAGAAGAGCTACTTGAACTACTAGAAGAGCTACTATTTGAGCTACTTGAGCTACTATTTGAGCTACTAGAATTTTGTAAAAAGCTTGAGCTACTTGAGCTACTATTTGAGCTACTAGATGAACTCTCGGAATCACTTGAGGAACTCTCAGAAGAAAATGAACTTGAAGAGCTTAAAGAGCTTTGAAACGAATTGGAACTTGTAGAACTTGAACTTAAACTAGATGAAGACATTATATATTCCCGTATTTCCTATTTATTTCAACCATTATATCACTTAAATTGGTAGTATCGAATACTTTACCAAATTGAACATCACCCTCAGCAAGGTACTTATATTTAACGTTGGTCATATAAGTATATTCATTGAATATTCTAAAACCACAAAGAGAACCACTAGGTCTAATATTCTTAACTAAGTCCTCATTGAAGTTTCTTCTGATAAACTTATCATTTGTTGCGTTCCCTGCGGTCGCTGGGTAGTTAATATCTAACTCTTCTAAACCATAAAGCGCATATTTCAAGTTTTCAAAATCTCCATCAATATAACGATTAGTATCTCGCTGATACTCCTTATTTATGAAATAATTCATGACTAAACGTTCATCTTTTTCTGATTCATTGAATAATATACGAATATAGTCATTAGTAACAATACATCTAATTTTATACCAAGTACCCACTTTAATATTTTTAGTATTGAAATCACCGAAACCTGCTAAGAATGATTCACCAGTAACATCATTTTTCTCGTCATATTTAGACACCCCTAGAGCACAATCAAAATCAAATGACCCAATACCTGCAAAGTAGTAACTATCAAGAATTGCCTTCTTCGTATTAGGGTTAATAGTTTCACGAGCATTAAGGATGATTTCAAACTTCTTACCTCTATAATTCTTGGTTTCATTGAGGATAGGATCAAAATAAATCTCGGCTTCAATATCAAAGACAAAATTGTTATCATTTACCATATAAATTCTACGAGCATGGGGTTCGTTTTCTTGTATATTAATTTTTCGGTTATTGATACGAGTACCGCTTTGACGACCATTAAACGGATATAGCGAGTTACGATTAAGGCTTCTAAAAGCTTTTCCCTTACCAGCGACATTGATAATATCAAAGGATTGGTCTGGGGTACCAACACCAAACATAAGATTTTCACTCGGTACTCTCTTTTGAATTTCGTAAATTTCTTTTGAATCAGCTTCATAAGGTAGATAAAATATGTCTCTTTTATCAAAGAAATTATCTACTGCTTCTTTAGTTCTACTGTCTTCATTAAAATACAAATCATAAATGAATTTACCAACAAGTTTACCCTTGTCAACATTCTCAAGAATAGTACCAGTATTAACTGTTAAAGTATTGCCTGATATATTATAAAAACTATTAGGAACAATATAACGATTAAGAGTAACATCACCGACTCTCTTAACCCAATCTTCCAGAGATATAAATTCTAAAGGAATATTAAAAATAACATTATCATTTACATGATTATTAACAAAATAACGGAAGTTGTTGTTAACTACCCAGTCAATATCGTCAGAAGTATTATCGTATTTAATGTCAATAAATGACCCAATATTGACTTCTTCAGTAGAAAGAATACTATATTTATTAAACAGTTTTGCGTTATCTGACGATACCTCTTCAGCGATATATTCTATTTCTATATTCTCAAGAAAATACTGATTATAATCAGCCAAGTCCCACTTAGGAGTAAAGGTAACAAATCTTTGAAGTTCCTCTTGAGCGTTAAGAACATTGACATTCACTCTAGGGTTATCGTTTAAAAGTTGAGTCATAAGACCAATAGGAGTAAATGAAATAGAACTATTATTTTCAAAACTACCTTCAATAAAATTAGCCCATTCTATTTCATTAGTATCGCCATTAGGATACCAAGCAATAGGTAAAAATACTTCTAAACACGTACCAACAGGTACTTGATTATATTCATAAATTGTAGAGTCTCCCCCAGAGACGCTAAGAGACTGACGACCATGTTCTGTTAAATTATCAATCTGGGCTGTATTAAAGCCACTATACTGAATATAAACTTTTACTTTAGCATAATAACTAACCCCTGGTGTAATGTTCCCATCAAGTAAACGAATTCGTAAACTCTTAACATTTTCTGAACTAGGAGCCACTTCTCTACCAAACCAGAGTTTACTGTAAGTATTATTTTGAGAATGATTCAATCCCGTAAGAATATCAACATCTTCATTAACTTCAAGAACTTCATATTCTCTTATTCTCCAAACTTCTTTAGGTACCCACCAATCATAATCATTTTCGTAACTATATGTGTTAGTATCCTCAAGAGTATGTAAGAATTTTCTAGTGTTAAGAGAAAGTGGGAATATATTATGTTGCTTAGTTGGATCATTAGAAACAGGTTTTTCTAAACTAGTTACTACATTTAAATTAGAAGACATAAAGTAACGACATACTGTTCCCTTTTCTACACTCTCAAATTGATTAGCCGATTTTAGGGTAACTATGTTACCACTAAAAGTCGCTTTGGTTGTATTAAGCTTACAGAACACACCATTTAATTCGATTAACGAAGGAGACGCATTGGTGATTTTAATAAATTCTAATCCAAGTTTATAATCCTGAATGTCAGTATTTAAAACACCAAGAGGAACAAATATATCAATTTCAAAATGACCTTTAAATTTGGAAGAGGTTTTTAGTTCGTGGTTTATATTTGGGCGATGCTGTACACTATAACAAGGTAAATGGAATTTAAAGCTACCCCAAAGCATAACCTCAGAGTTAATTTCAGTACCATAACGATTGATTAAAGAAGTAATATGATCGCACGTTTTAAACCTAACGCCTATTATTTTATCTCCATCATTATTATCAACAATAATAGGTAAGAATAGTTTATTAAAGAAAATACTTGTATCATCAAGAGTAATATCTGGATTAATAGATTCGAATACATTAGATAGAGGCGTAACTTCTTCCCAAACTCCACCATACGTAAATGTTTGACCGCTTAAGTTTTTAAATTGATCGAGTTTTTTATTAATTGTAAATGTTGTGGAATATTCTTCTTGTCTAATAAGTGTAGAGAATTGATCAAAAGGTACTGTAGGATAATTATCAAGGACTGTGCTTAAGTTAGCAGCGAATAAACCTGGGGCACCAGATAGTGCTTCTTGATTACCATAAAAATCACGGTATGTACTTGAATCATATAAACGACTTTCGTTAATCACTGAACTATATTGGCTACCTATAGGGATTATAATTTTACTAATTAACTCATCATCATTTTCAAAGTTATTGGATACCCAAGTTTCATCAAATTCGATGTTATAGCGAGTTCCTAATTCTTCAAGTATATTTGCTTCTTCTAGATAAAGAAGTTCAATAGAATTAGCCTCCTCATCAGATAACGTGTATTTCGAAGTTGATGTGTTATAGTCATTATCAATTACTTTAGTAAAATCTCTCTTGGTATTTTTAAAGTTATCAAGGCGTAATTGTTGTCTCTTAACAAATTCAAGATATTCTGGCTTACACTGTAATTCTTTTTCAGTGTTATTAAGTAATGTTTCATCAAGATCAAAGTTATCAATAGTTATTTCTTTGATTTTTATGATGCCATTTCTAACACCAATACCCCAATTACCTGCTTTTTTAATAACATTATACCCTTGCGAATAAATCTCATTACCCATACGGTCAACAGATTTAGTTTTCTTTACTGATACATCAAAATTAAAAGCCGTTAAAAGAGAGATGAACTGTTCTGGTTCTTCGTCAAAGAATTCGTTAGTTCCAAGATTAGAATCTATGGCTTTTTGAATTGCGGTTTCTTTTACGTTTTCTCGAACGGCAGCAGTAATCATAGTTCCGTTAACCATAACAACGAATTCGTAAATAGTATCTTTCTTAAAACAAAAAGTTTCGCCTGCATTCATATGATCATCAGGGTATAAAATAAGAGCTTCAAACACATCATCTTTATCATAATCAAGACTAATGTTTTGAGTAAGGTAATCATCTAATTGTTCATTATAAACCATTTTAGATACCGAAAATGTACTTTTTTCAGTATTTACATTAAAACGATAAAAGTCTTGGAAGTGAGCATATGGATCAGATTCAAGATTTTCAATACCACGAAAAACAAAAAATATTTCATTAGATGGACTTCTATAAAGGTTGGTTCTTGTATTTTCGGGAATAATACTAACCTTAAAGTTTATGTCAAAGTTTTGAACTTTATTATCAGTAACAGCAACAAAAGAATCTAACTCATCGTCTCTTGGTACCTCATATCTTACAGAAATCCTGTCACCCTGTTCAAGAATAGCTGGATTAACTTGAAGGATTTCTGGTTTAGATGTATCGTAACGAACGGGATCATTAGGAACAGTAGTACTATCACTAGCAAAACCAGTTATTACTTTACCATTATGGTTAAGAATATCTTTGATTTTAGATGTTTCATAATTAAGCTCAAACTCCACCCAACCATCACTATTTTCATTAACAACATCAGCATCATATTCAATTTTTTGAGTTTCATTATAAGTATCTAATATAATTGAATTATCAAGTAATGTGAAATGACCATCTTCATTGTTAATACTTACAGCCCTAACTTCTTCCCACTTAAGACCAAGACGGTTATCTTCAAAGTCAGTAAGTTTCAAGAAGTTTTCTGAGGTTGTTCCTTTGATAGTTACTCCCCAATTTTTGGTCCACAAGTCCTTTGTGGTTGCGTTTATACCCATAAAACTAAGTAGATTACTTACGTTATTAGGAGCGCCTTTATTACGAAAAAACTCAGCAGAAAGATGTAAGAATTGGCGGAATGCGTCTATTTCTACACTTGATGCTTTATTTTGAGCGATCCTATCAAAGATATCATAATCTTCAATATCATTACTAGTTAGATCATAACCAACTTTACTTGCGTATAGAGAATCATGTCCTAATGTTTGGGAAATATACTCGAAGAATGAGGGGTTCATACGATCAATGTCAATTAAATTAAACAATTCAGAAGTATCGGAGTGCATCCTGTCAAAAAACTTGCCAGCAGATTTAATCAAGTCGTCCATCTCATCACTTTTAATAAATTCCCAAAGAGGCAATCTATCAATTAAAAACTTATAAAATCTTGATTGAACATCAATATATTTAGTGATGGTGTATGTAAATTGAAAATTAATACCATTATATTGGAACACTTCAGACCAAATTTTTAGAACTACTGTTTCTCTTTTAGATGTTAAAAATTTATGTATTACATTTTCACTATTATAAAAGTGACCATCTGAGAAGTCCCATTGGTATTTAGTTATTTGGGTTACTGTATAGTTAGACAAAGTAAGTTCATCAAGGGTGACATTACCATCAAGGGTGACATTACCATCATCAACAACAAATCCTATGCTAGAACTAGCTTTGAACTGTGTTTTTTGATTAGCATATGGTCCTTCATCAAGAACATCGTAGTTTGCGCTGAAAGCCATCTAAAGCTCCTATTATTCTCTTTCAATCGTAACATCACCAAGTTGTGGAAACTCAAAATCAGATAATTGTATATCCAAGCTAAAATTCCATTCTCTTGTCCCGTCAGATTTAAGTGTATCAAAAAGTGGCTGATATATCTTAGCAAGAGATTTATCTTTAGCCATAAGTTCCATCAGGCGGTTTCTTATTGCTACATTTTGATCTGGTTCATCAGTTCTAAAATCAACATCATAGTCGCTTGCTTTTAAAGTATTATTTTCATCTCTATTTAAAAATACTTCTATAGACTCAACATTATCGACAGAAAGAAGATTAATTAACTTAGAATGATAAATTTTAGCACCTAGTTCGTGGTTATCCGATTTAAAGAAATCAATTAAAATATTTCTTAATTGATTTTCAATAGCCTGAGCACTGCCGAAATCAGTTTTCTTATATTTAATGGCTACATCAATAGGAACCCAAGTAGCAGATATGACTTCATGATCAGCACCAATTAACCTAAATTTATTATCATCAAGCTGCCCTGAAATAAATTCGCGTAAGTTCTTCGGAATAATATTTGAACCATCAGCATTTAAACCAACTAGAAACACATGATTAAACCAATATTGTTCTAATTCTTCGTCACTTAAAAGATTCTGTTGTTTGACTTCTGTATATGATAATACTTTTGTTTTAATTAAGTAATCAGAAAACGCCTGACGAGAAAATCGCTCGTAATCATCTAGAGACACCAAACGATTCTGAGAGACGAAAAAGTTGTTTGCGTTTTTTCTAAGCTCATTAGCTGTTTCAATATCATTACCACCAAATGCGTTTTGGTTTTGAACAATTAATAATTTATTTTGAGGAATAAGTGTTCGTTCACTGTCTAAAATAGAAGTCTCTGGAACTCTACCTTCGAAGTATAATTCATTTTTAAGACCAATTAGATTAATAAAGTTTTGCTCAAAATCAATATTAGTAATATCATTACCTAAAATGTACTGGGAGAGAATGACTCTTTTATCTAAGGTTCTTCTATTAATATTTCCACTTTCACCAACAGATATTAATCCTAAAATAAGAACCTCTTTATCAAGGACACTAGTTCCCCAATTATCACCGTCTCCAAATTCAATAAGAACTTTTTCTTCAGGGTTGACTCTTATTATGTAAATCTTTTCTCCTGCGGCGGTATTTTTATTCGTAACTAAACTAGCTCGGTCCCACTCGTCCCATTTACCCTCTTCGTTTTTAACAAAAACTCTAATACCGTTTGTTGAAATATTTTTATTATTAACAACGAAACGAATATCCGTTTCGTAAAATCTAACAGGATCAAGTGAAAGTTGTAGTCCGTTCTTATCTGAATCAACAACAGCGTTGGAGCTAATAAACGATATAGATGGCTGACCTTCAATTAGATCAGGGATTTGAAAAGATTCAGAAATGTTTACAAATTGTAAGCCAGGAATTTGACTATTTAAAGTATCCTGCCCACGGAATTTAATCTCTCCGTGTTTTTGGAAAGTATATTCGGAAGTAATATCAACAATCCATTCAATAACAACTTCTCTAACGGGTTCCTCTGAACTTGGTTCTATGTTAATAGTAAATCCATTTGATGATTTTTTCGTATACCAAACATTAACATCTTTATCAGGAGTTAGTTGAATTGCGTAATTTTCATCATTTATAGGAACTTCAAACTCAATATCTATTCCATTTATTAAGTCATCGCTTCTGAAAACAATATTACCTCTTTGTCTTAAAGAATTTACGTTTTCTTGAGGAACTGTACCATCAGCAAAGAAATTAAAAGCTGACCATGATACATGACCTCTAAAATTCTTTTCAGTCTTAATAGTAAACCCATTTTCATTAAGATTATCGTACCACATATTAACATTATCATTAGCAGTTAGTTGTACCATATAATTTGAAATATTACCGTCTGGGCTTACTGAAAGAGACATAGGAGTTGAGAAAGTAACATTGACTTCGTTGATGTTTTCCTCAATTACACTTGTAGCTATCCAACTTATTTTACCCTCAAAGTTATTTCCTGGCTCCACATAAATAGTAAACCCCTCAACATTTTTGTTAGCAACCCAAGACCTAATTGGTTCCTGTGAACTCAAAGAAACTTGATAGTTATCATTTTCAAAAGGAGTACTAAAAATAACAGCGGAGAAATTTTCCCCTGAATTAAAATCAACCGTACCAGCTTTTTGAATATCCCCCTTGGTTTCAATTTTATCTACAATCTGAAAATCTCCAAATTTACGACCTCTTTGGGTTTTAATAGTTGGGGTCCCAGTATCTGGGTCTACGAAGTTAGTATAAATTTTAGCAATTGTTACCTGATTAGATAATGGCTCATTTGATGTAATTTCAAGTTTTGCGTCATAATTAGTTTCTGGACTGTCTGGGTTTGAAATTACTAAATTAAGATTATATTCTACTCTATCTCTATCCCAATTATCCTCTTTATATTTTGGTGTTTCTATAGTACCACTATTAAACGCATATGTAACCCCATCTACAAGTACAGCGAAGTCTGGAGAGTTTCCATCTTTATTAATAACCATTTTTATTTTTTCAAGTCCGTCTGTTCTATTTGGTAAACGATCATATTCAAGAAAAACGGATTCAAGATTAGTTAACCCTAAAGTACCTACGTAGAATCTATGAAAAGTTCTAATCTCATCTACTTTAAGAGTATAAAACTCGCCTGTTTTATCAGTCGCTTCGAGTATTAACACTGCAACAACATCATCTATTTTATCACCTAAAGTAGATTCATTTTGGATGATTGTCATGTATGAGTCACTTGATGCGTCATCAAAATTCATGACTAAGAAATATCTAGTGTTAGGAACTAACAAAGAACCAAAATCATTTGTTTTAATAGTTTTCTGGAAAGGTTGTCCAACACTTTGGTTACTTGATGGGTTAATTAGAGGGTAATTAGTGGTATCAAATCCACGATAATTAGTAATATCGTTGTTTTCGATAACTCTAAGTTGCTTTTGCATAGAAAGAGGAATATCAATCCCATTCGACTGGAAATAAACTCCTGAGTTATTATTCCAGAAAGATAAAGGAGCAGTGTATGGTAATGAATACCCTTTATATTCAATATCACTAGCTTGAACTGGGCGGGTACCAACACCCTTGATGATATAGTTAACTGGTTTATCATTAGTAAACTGAAAATTTTCATTAGTATCATTAGTAGGTTTAGATGATGGAAATATGGAATAGGCGGGAATCTCCAAACCAACAGATTCTTTACTAAAAACATATTCTGGAGAAAGTTGAGCAACTACATTTACTCTTGAAGAAGTAACTCCTCTTGGTTCATATCGGAGAAGCTGAGCTATCTTATTTAAGTTTTTATATCTCTTAGCAGTAGGAAGAAAAACTTCGTTAGCTGCGGAGTTAATATAATAACCAAATAGTGAACCTATGTAAGAGAATAGATCAACTAAAGTTCTGATATTTGAAGAAATAAATTGAACATCCTTGAAAGAACCAGTTTCTTGTAAATAGGTAATTAATTCATCTCTTAATGCTTCAAAATCATAAGATGTATAGTCAATAGTTCTTTTCATGTTATTCTGGTCGTTCGCCATTTTTTAATTCCTCACAATCTTTCTAAATTAAAAGTAATAGACTGTACTATTTCTGTATTAACTATTTTATAAAATAAATCAACATCATACCTATTTTCGGATTCGTTTATATCTATACTTACTTTATCTAAAATAATTCTCGGTTCGTAACGATCAACCGTTGATTTAATAAAAGTGCCTAATTTACTGGCAGTATTTTCATCAAACGGTTCAAACAAAAAAGGAATTAAACTTGCTCCGTACCCTGGAGCCATTACTCTAGAACCTGGAATAGTATGAAATAGTGTAAAAAGAGCTTGACTGATTGAATCATTATCTTTTACTACTGAAAAGTCACCATTTTGATCCAAAGCAGGATTAAATGCTAAATCAGAGTAGTTTTCTGGTTTTCTCTCACGCTTCATTTTTATGAACCTCTTAACTATTTATATTTTAAGCTTCTTCATTAGGGAAGTTTGTCTCGGTAATTACTATATCTTTTGCAACAGAGCCATCTTGGAACTCAATAGGCTCAATATCCTCTGGTTGTTCAGGAGAGCTTGGGGTATTGACTGTCGCTTGGTTGGCTGAATCTGGTTGAGCAGCTTGTCCTTGTCCCAGTGACACAACACCACCAACTTGAGTAGTTGAACCACCTACAAAACATGGACCCTCTCCAGCATAACTAGCCGTAGCGCCTTTCATTTTAACCTCAGCCGTTGCATTAGCTGAGAATATTGCAGTATCAAATGCTATCTGATTACTTATTATACTTGTTTTATTGAACACATCTAAGTTATAAGCATCATCTACTGATATATTATAAGTGGCTGTCTTGTGCTGTATTGTATTTTTAGATTCAATAATATGATCAGATGACTTACATGCTATTTCTCCAGTTACTTCAACAAGAAACCCATCAGATGTTATTTCGAATTTAGACTGATCACCCACTAATATTCTCATATCCCCAGTATTAACAGAAAATTGCGTTTCAGCACCAATTTGAACAGTTGGCGCAACAAAATCAATCGACTCGGATGACTCAAACTTAATAGGACCTTCAGCTTTTACAAAGAATCCAGCATCTACTTGAAATTGAGTATTAGTTGAACTAACGTTAAAATTAGCAGTTTTAGACTCTATATTAATATCAGCGGCTTCTGTTAATATATTAATATTCCCTTCTCTAGAAAAGATACCGACTTCTTCTTTAGCATTAATTTCTACTGATTTTTCACATTGAATGAAACAATTACCTTTTACAAACACCTTATAGTCACCTAATACATATAATTCACTATTATTAGCAACGATGTTTCTTAAATCGTTTCCTTGACCTTCAGCATGTTGAGGACTTAGAGGATCAGTTGAATTCTCATTCGTTTTGCCTACTAGTATAGTTCTTTGCCCTCGTTGATCAACATGTTCTACATAACCTTTATGCATAATAAAAACTTTTTCATTAGAGCCTTCATTGTTATCATTAACTGCCAAAAAAGTAACACCACCTGGTGAAGTCCAGCTTGATAAATCTTTGTTTTTTGTATTAGAGTTAAAATCATCTGCTTCAAAAGTGTACTCTGGTCGTATAATGGGAGTTTTAATTTGGATATTCTGCGTTATTTTTCTTTTACCAGTAAAATTTTGATTTGGTGAATTAAGAGCTTCCATTTCATCTATAACGTCAGTTAATGTTTGTTCTTTATCTTTAAGATCAGCAGCTAACTTATCAAACTGAGTATCCCAATCAAGTTTACGTGGAGCTGCACCAAAATATTGAGGACGGAGATGGTTACCATCATCAAAGAAAATCCAAACCATAGTACCTTTAGATGGTACTACGTAATGAGCACCTGTTCCGTTATTTTGCGTAGTTTGGTCTTGCCATTCGGATATAAGTTTTATTTCAGTTTCTCTTTTTGAAGGGCGGTCTTGTAAAACAGTTCCCCCATCACCACCAGATTCATATCTAGATACTGGACTTTCAGTATTTTTGTTTTTAAGATTAAAACCACCGCTTGTATAGAGACTTAAACAAGGTTCTGCCCATGGTAAATGACTAACTGGTGTTTCTGTACCATCAAGACTATGTATGCCTATTATTCTAACTCTGACTCTACCAGAACCAGTTGGGTCATCATTATCTTCAACAATAGCTCTACGAAAACCACTTATTTTAAAATCTTCTCTCGAAAATTGAGAAAAATCAATATCCATTTATAAAACCTCTCAATAAAAAAAGATAATCCATTTGTTATCTTTGGGTACAACAGTCAAACCGCGATGCATCCATCTTTTTTGTTGTGCTTCAGTGATAAACTGTTTATATGCCTCAGGATTAGCGTCTATCTCAAATATATCACCTATGACTCTGGTTGGTCTATGTGGTTGTTGTGGTTGTACAACAGTAGTTTCTTCTTTTGATATATTTAATTTAGAATATTCATCAATAACTTTATTTATAATGTCTACATTCTCGTCGGCGTATCTTAAAATATGTTTTTTACATTTACCACAGCCACTTTCACCAAAAGTATAAACATCCTCAATAATAGACTCAGCGTTATCCAATAGGATTTTTCTAAAATCTCTATCAGATTTTATTTTATCAAGAAATTCAGTTAATCTCCATTTTAAACCATCCATAATGATCTCCTTTTCTTATTTATCATTTTGAGACCATTATAACATATAAAAACAAAAAAACCTCAGAGCATCAACTCTGAGGTTTTTATTGTTTATTGTTTATTGTTTATCAGAACTGACGAACAACTCCACCATAACGCTGAGCTACCTTACGAGCCACATTACGAGTGAGAGGAGCGGCTTCACCCTTACTCTTCACCCAAAAATACTTCTCGCCAGTAGATGCGCGGCTTGCTCGTTCAGTGATGTAACATCCACCAGTATCACGAGCATAAACATAGAAACAGTTTGATTCTTTTACATTAGTCATAGTAGTTCTCCTTTAGTTAACTTTTATTATTATATGTCCAAGATAATGATTGTCTAGAGGGATTTTAACAGCGCGATAGGAGCCAAAAGTGATTTGAATTCTTCTTCAGTTATGATTTTGACTTCAAGCTGAGTTGCCTTCTTATTTTTAGATGAGCCGTTGTCTGGTGTATTGGTGACTAAATATGACAGACCCTTGCTGACACTACCTCTGAATTCGCCACCAAGGCTCTCTACAAGCTCTTGAGCCTCTTTACGGTTCATAGTGTTCATAGCACCTGTGAAACAGAACGAAGTGCCTGTAAGAGGAGCGGAGGTAGCTGTAGTCCTTCTAGCAATAGAAGGACGGACGCCTCTCTTTTCTATTTCAGCCATCAGTACTCTACTATTATCAACTTGGCTCAAATAAGAGCTAGCAGAACTATCACTAAACCCCTCAACCTTAACTAGTTCTTCGAAATTAATATTTAAGACTTCACTAATGGAAGTGTCGGAATTGTTAGTCACATGACTAACAATTTTTTGAATGCTTTTAGGACCGAAACCTCGAAAATTTAACCCACCGATAAACTTGCTAATAGAAGTGTCTTTAGTAGATTTGAGCTGATCACGAATTGTTTTAAGTTTAGACTTACCCATACCTGAAAGTTTCAATAAATCTTCTTCTTTATTATTAATAATGTCAATAAATTCAGCAAGATTATCAAAGCCGATTTCATTATGAATTAGCTCCACGGTCTTTTCTGCGACCCCCTTACAATCATGAACTTCAAACCACTTTAATACATTTTTAATTGCTTTAGCTGAACAAGCAGGGTTTGTGCAAATGTACCAAGCCATTTCTTTGCCTTCAGAGTTAAAAGGGCGTTCAATGTCACCATCACAGGTAGGACAGGAGCTTGGTATCATTTTAAGAACTAACCCTTGACTTCTTTCTGTTATTCTTTCGACTTGAGGAATTACGTCATTACGACGAGTAACTTCAACCCAATCACCCCTGCGAATTGGATTACCGTTAGCAAGCTGTTCAATATACGCCTTATTATGCAAAGACGCTTTACTTACAGTAACTCCAGCTATATCAACAGGTTCAAGAATTGCTACAGGGTTAACTCGTTCACCGCTTGTTGACCAAACTATTTCTTTAATGGTTGTCATAGCTAGTTGATGACTAAATTTATATGCGATTTTATTTTTTGGATGTTCCCAATTGTCTTTAGAGTCTATCTGATTGTTCTTAATAACAAGACCATCAATGTCATAATCATATACGTCTCGGTTGCCTTCCATTACACCAATACACTCATCAAGTTCGTCCTCGTTATTGCAACGATTTGTATCAACTATAAAAGGAAAACCAAGGCTTTTGAGATAAGTGTTACTGATAGTCTCAGTGATAACTCCAAGGTCGGCGGCGTTCATTAAATCATATACAATGATAGTAAGGTGTGAACACAAGTCACCCGAAAGTTTCTTCGCAGCACCAGCCGCTGTATTTCGGGGGTTCTTACCTCGTTTCTCAATAGGAAGCTTTTCAAAATCAGAATGTTTAAGGACGATCTCACCCCTCACTACTGCCTTCGTATCTTCAAAACCAGCAGGTAGTTCAGTTACAATACCTTTCATCTTAATCACATTACGAGTAATATTATCACCAACACCATTTTTACCGCGAGTAACTGCACGAGTAAGTTTACCATCTTCATAAGTAAGACAAATTGAGATACCATCAAGTTTCTGTTGTACTACAACAGGAAACTGAGGTTTCCAACCAATAAGTTCACTATAACTGTTTACTTTGTCAAGAGACCCAAGTGGATACTCATGTTTGTGTTTCTCCCAATGAGTATTTTCAATTGGTTCAGCCCCTACTTCATCTAAGTAAGTTTCTTCAGGAAAGTTAGACTTGAGCCAAGCCTTTTTCTCGTCATACTCTTTGTCGGTTAATGGGGAAGTACCATCGCCATAATAAGCAGCATCTGCTGCTCGAAGATCAGTGATGAGGTCTTCTCTGTTGTAATTCATATTGTCCTCCATGTCTATATTATAGCATGTTATAGAGGACTGTCAATCTTATTATTCGTCTTTACCTTTACAGACTCCAGCCTGATAGTAGTCACACCAAGGACATAAAGGACCAGTCTTTTTTCTATATTTTTCTTTATTTCTACCCTTGTTCTTTACTCTTCTAATAAAAGCGTCAATACGACTAGATGCAGTCTCAAGGTCAAGATCGTCTAATACATATTCTATCTCAACGGGTTCGTAGTCTTTCGCCTCAAGGCACAAATAAACAATTTTAAACTTACAAGTGTCTACGTGCTCTGGTATTTCTCCAACCATTTTTAAAATATAAAAATAAAAAGCAAGCTGTTTAGAAGCGTCTCGTGGTTTTTTATTAGTTTTCCAATCAAGAACAGTAAGAGTACCGTCCTCATTTTTATACATGACATCAAAAATCGCCATCATACGAAAATTATCTTCGTGGGTATTTGCAAATACTTTTCTTTCTTTATTATCTTTGGTTAGATTAAGTGGTTTAATCACCTTATTCCAATATTTCCAAAGATTCTTAAGAGCTAAAGGAACCTTATATCGTATAGAAGGGTCAATGTCATATTTTTTTAGTATAGTTTTGGCAAGGTTTTTAAAATCTTTTTGAGACCCACCTTCAAAGTTTTCAGCTACATCATGAATATAAGAACCAAAGTTAGCTTCCATGTTTCTAGGAATATCAACTTTAAGTTTTTCAATATATTTGTAATACCATTTTAATAGGCATTGTTCCATAGCTTCCATTGAGCTATGGCTAATCATCACGTTTAATGGTTTTTCTTCAGTACTCATTTAACAATATACACACCAATCCCATCAGATGTTAGATCAAGTAATTCTTCTGTAAATATATGACGGTAGAAGATTACAACATCTCTATCTAGACTAATATCGTCTACATCTAAAGTAATATCAACATCATGTCCTGGTTCAAAAGAATAACCTAAAATATCACTGACTTTGTTAATAATATCAGAGTGATTTCTATCATCACTATAAACGCCAATTTCGATTTTTTCATCTGGCTCAAAAAAATATTTTATCATTTAGCTTGCTCCCTTTGCCATTCTTTTATATCATGAACAACGCTATCGACATCAGTTGTAATTACGCCACGTTCATATTGTCCACTATTTATAGTTCCATATTCAATATAAAAGAACTTCTTATCAAGGTCGAACCATCCTTGAAAAGGAATATCATCCTTATCTAAAAATGTTAAGGTAGGATGTAAATTTCCTATTATTCCTTTTCTTAACTTGATCATTCCACGATCTTGATTTTTAGCCATCAGGATTCTCCTGTACAGATTTCATTATATCATGGATTCTTTTTTCTTCTTCTTCGAACCTAACATCATCATCTAAAACCATCCAACCTTGCCAAGAAAAATCTGGAGCAACACAAAATATAGCTTGTTTTCCATTAGGAGCATGACACAACGGTCTACCCATCTCGTCATATTCACGGATGAGTAGACCGTTGTTGAAGTGGTCTAGTATGTTTTGTGCTCTAGGATTTAAACCGACTAATCTAGCTAGGTGGAAATCTTTCCCTCTTACCATAAAGAAATACCCTTATCTTTCAAACACTTTAACCAAACCTTACGTTCTTTACTCTTAAACTTTTTAAGCAATACACGTATCTTTTCCTCTTCGGTCAAAGAACGAGGAGGGGATGAAAGCTTACAGTTTTCTGGGTCCATAGCCTTTGTCTTCTTAGCCCATGAGTAGTATTCCTCAGCAGTTTTATCATCTTTACGGTTGTTACACGTCTTACACGAACATATAACATTAGTAATTACATTTGGACCACCTCTACAAGTTGGAATAACATGATCAAGCGTACCAGAGTTCAAAGTAACTGGAATACCACAATACATACAAATAAAATTGTCACGCACGAACACGTTTCGTTTCGTTGCTGCTGAGAACATTTTATTTTTCTTTTTGCTGCGAATATAGTAATTCATAACCATAACCGCAGGTAGCTGATATTCATTATACGCAGAATGGATTACTTCATCATAATGAGCAATTGCAGTAGCTTTATCATCTAGAACAAGATGGATCGCGTCCGTCCAATTGGCGATGTCAAGAAGCTGATAATCTTGATTTAGTACCATACAACGCATGGGTTCTCCTTTGTAATATCATCCTAAAACAGGATGGGTGCCATTCTGTTTTAGTATTATACACTAATTTATTTAACAGTCAAGTTCTAAAATAAGTAATTTTCGTCCATCTTCACTAGGCGGTCATCTGCTCGGAAGTGGTTGATATGATAGAAGGGTTTGAAAAGATTACAATGTTTTCTATAAATCCCTCCAATTCTTGCTCTAAAATGCATTTCGGTTTTGGTTTTGTAATGTACTTTAGCATTTGCTGGGCGGTCTTTATTTGGGTTACCGTATGTGTCTATTCCTCTTTCTCTAAGTAATCGAGTGTTCACTAATTGAAAACCTCCCGCTCCCCTAGCACCAGAAATGACTTTATGGGGTACTGACTTTAATTTACCAAACCAGTTTTTAACTGGAGAATCAATATATTCCTCAGTATCTACAATGTTATTCCCATCTTCGATTGACATTGTATATCGCCAGTGAGCGATACAACGACCTTCGTTTTCTTCATCATATTGCTTCATGAAAGGAGCAAGCGTCGAGAAAAATTCTGGGTGCCAAACTTGGTCCGAATCAACAAATAAAAGAAAATCTCCAGTTGCCTCTTTGATATCTCTTGTTCTAGTAGTGGCTCTTCTGAAAAAATCCTCAGTGTCCCACCAACGCACATTCAAATCAATTAATGGAGAAAAGGTATCAATAAGGAGTTCCCACATATCACGACCAGGGTCAGATTCGTGTAGGTTCAAAGTAAATTTTATATCAGGTACTTGGATACCCTTAGACGCAACTTGACCAGCAATACTTGATAGCTGCCACCATGTACGACGAGGATAACGGAAAGCAAAGCATCCAATCTCGACAGAAGGAAACTTCTGAATTGGTTTCTCTTTTCCAGTTGATTTTTTAGGATTAACTGGAACAACTGTTTCTAATTTATTTTTGTGTCCTGGTTTTTTGATAATCATCTGTTACCTTTCCCAAACGTTCCTCAAGATATTTATATTTTAAAACATATCGACTTTGGGCACAGTGATGGATTAATAACTCAGTGCCCTTTTCTTCTTTATGATACTTAGGATAAAATAACCATTTGTTGGGAAGAAGATTAGATTTCAATTGTTCTGTGTATATTGCCTCGCATAATACGTTCTGATCACATACAAACAAATCGGGGTTGGATATTCTATTTTCAAAAATATCTAGCCAAAGTTTAAAAGTTTCCTCTACTTGATTAGCTGGAAGAGCATAAACCCCACTACAAATTGATGGAGTCTCACTATTGATAAATTTATCTCGTTGAGGTTTATCCATGGTTGCATAATGCCAAAGTTTATGAAGTCTAGTTGGTGCTGTAAATACAGAAAAACAATTATTATTCATAGTATCTTCGAGTATAGGTGTTGTGTCTCTAATAGCAATGACATCAGTATCAATATAAAGAACAACATCATATTTGGACATGTCAATATACTCATGAAGCCGTGCGCGACACATATGAGGTTCGTATTTGTGTTTAAAATCTCTATCTAATAGAATTGTCTCTGCGCCCTTAAATTTATAAGGGTGCTGAGACAAAACAACTATATCACCATCAAAACCAGTCTTTAACAGACTCTCTATTGACAATTCAGCAAGCTGATAAAAGAAAGTTTTACCAAAAGTTACAAGATAAGCTAGTTTTCTCATACCATTCGGTCGATTAACTTTCAGACTTATTAAATACTTCTTCGTCTTTAACTTCAACCACTTCAACTCCTTGACCGTTTTCATCAGCATTAGCTGTCTGGTTCTGTTGATGTTGTTCAATCATGGTATTTACCCACTGTTCAACCGCAGCAATTGAGGCAAAAGCTTGTGCTCCCTGTTGAGCGTCTACATTTTCGGCAAGAACCTTAACACCCTGACGGGATAAAGCAATAAGATTCTGGACATCACTAATTTTCATAACATACTCCTTTAAAGATTATAACATACTTCTCGTCAAATTTATCTTATTTTGACTAACCATCACCTTATTTCGTCCTACATTCGTTGTCGCTAAATTGAGGAAAACGAATTGTTTCTTTATTTTCCTTTTTAAACCCCCATGGACAATTTACACAACCCAAGTTACAACACGAACCTCTCTTAAGAAGAGTTTCTCTTGAGAGAGGTTCTGCTGCTTTATTAATATTATTCATCTATTTTTTATTAGCCTGTTCGATTGCTTTACCCAAGTCACCTATATCACACTTGCCGCCTGCACAAGCTTCTCCTGAGATAGTAGAAACATCAAGTTCATAACTTTCTTCTACAACATCTACCCAATCAATATCACTATACTCACGTTTTAGATCACACCAAAGTTTCCAGTTGTGAACGTCTTTCAATAAATAAGTACAACGGCGCACGTCATGATCTACGTAACGATCAGCAAACTGCTTAACACGGCGAACCCATTCGACTTTATCAAGGCTCTTCATCCATGAGACAAGATTAAAATGATAGCTTTCCATTTCTTCGCCGTATTTAGTAAGTTTTTCTTTCCATTCTTTAATGGTATAACCATTTTTAGCAGGTAACACTGGTTCTTCTGGGGCTTCTAATAGTTTAATTTTCTCACCAACTCCTAGAACACAATCACATGCTTTCCAAAGATTGTTATCAAAAGCATGTAAGCCATCAACAATAAGACCTGATGCCATCATTGCGCCGTCTCCATATTCCTTAACCATTTCTTGGGGAGTGTAAACAGTAGTAAACGGTGCCTGTGGATAATCTTTATCTCCAGAATGGGAGAGGAGGGAAATACCAGCAAACCATTTACGGTTTTTGTAAATAAAGTTTTCAACATCCTTCCATTCATCTGGTTTAACATTAATAGTGTTACTTACGTTATGACGTAACCAAGGAGCTACACATGAGTCATAACGAGTACCAGCTTCAACCCAATTTTGCTGAGTTGATTTGACATGTTCAAGAAGACTAATAGCATTTACTTGATTTTTAGTTTTCGCACCATCAGGTACTTCACACAAGAAAGTAATAACAACATCAGTGCCGTTATTGCTCCATACTGATTCCTCTACGGCATGCGGGTTTATTTTTTCAAAATGCTGAGCGGGAAACTCAAGTTTGTTTGCTTGGACTCTACGCAGGTATCTTTTGGCATGATGTGGGTGTACACCCGAAGCAGACCCTAAAATACATGAAGTTGTACCAGCGGGTTTAACGCATGTGGCACGAGCGCATTTGTTTATTCCTATTTTAGCAGCAATTCTTTCATTAATATCTAGAATAATTTTTGCACCCTTCTTTTGAATTTCTGGATCAAAAGTAATATGTGGGTTATCCATCATACCAGTCATAGAAACACCCAATAAAGCCTCTTTCTTGACGATCTTACTAGTTGCATCTGTGAGGTAACCAAACTCGTCATAAGCAGCTTGTAGGGTTCCTAAAATAGCAGCAGCGCGGCACTGATCAAGGAATGCGGTTTCATCAGATGATTTCTTTCCGTTAATTTCACATAAATTGCAAAATTGCCAACCACTTTCACCATCCTCTGTGTATGCTCTCATGCCTATTTCGACGCAAGGATTTACTAAAAGTTCTGTATCATCAGACCAAACAAAACCTGGTTCGCCGAACTCTTTAACACTTTTCATAAGATTAGAAAATTGTGCAGCAGTGGTTTCATTACGGATAAGAAGTACTGAATTGTTTGAACGTCCTCTTTGTGGGTTCTTAATAAACCAGTCACCTGTTTTCGCGTCAATCATTTCTTCGTCATCTGGCGAGAACAAACAAATGGTAGCGGAGCGGCGAATACCACCAGAAAGAACAGCATCTGATGAATGCATGATAATATCATATGCTTCGATAGGACGAAGGGATTTTTTACCTTCATGAACTGCTAAATCAAGAAGTGTTGAAATTTTATTGATAGAGGTTTTAAGCCCATCAGGTCCTGGTGCTTTACCTCCCCAACTAATAGAAGCTCCTCGCGTGCGGATTTGTGAAAAATCAAACTCTACTTCGTAACCAGAAAAATTATCAAGCTCAGTTCCATAATCATATGCAAAATAACCTTTATCATCATCATTAATAAAATAAGAACTCATAAGTACACCAATAGCGTCTGCCCATCCTTCAATTGTGTCAGGTATAATAAAAGTTTTGGTTCCTTTATTACGTGGACCTACTTTTGGTAATTTTGCGATATGGTGTTTTTGGACAGAGAATCCAGTACCACATCCACAAAGTAATAAGTACATACATTCTTGAAAAAACCTTGGGCGGTCAACATACGAGACGGTACAGTTACCAGTAACCACTCCATTAGGCATTACAAAACTATGATCATCTTCAACTTCAAGACACCAAACAATCTCTTTTTTATTCCAAGATTTATCAATATTATTTACCTTCCAGATTGGCGATGATCCCTCACAAGAGGTTGATATTCTAAATAATACCGCATCGTGTTTTCCTAAATTAGTTTCTCTGTTAATTTCTGTTTCAGACAACACATATGCACCAACTATAGGGAAAACATTTCTGATAAACTCTTGAGCTTCCTTTTTAGATTGCTGAATTGAAACAAACATACTACCTGTTCCATTGAAACTACTATTTTTCTCACCATCAGCGTCTAAAAACCCACGAACAAATGCTCTAATCAACTCAATAGAATCTATTTCTGGGTTAGGTAATTGTTTAAGGTATGACCCTGTATAAGCATAAAAATCACCATTTAGAGAATGGTTTGTTGATGTCTTAAATCCTAATTCCTCAAAACGGGGTGCGTATTTTTTATCAGACCCGCAAAGTCTAATCATAGAATATTTATTAATTCCATTTTTATCTTGGATACAAGTACCATCACCATATACTAAACCATAAGCCCAATAAAGTCTCTCCTCTGGAGTTGCTTCTTCGTAGGACCAGTCATTGAAAATATTTGGCTGGCTAATAAGTTGATTACCTTCGGTAAGATCAGTAGTTTTTGATCCGTCCTTTAGAATCCAAGTATGATCACCAGTAGCCCATACAGTAAAATCTTTACTTTTTCCTTTATTGAAACTAATTGGGTATACTACCTGTTCCCCATAACTCTTAACTATTGCAGGTTTCCAACTTCCTGTATGAGTCAAAACGTTAACAGAATCTCCATTTTCATAATCTTCAAATGACTTTACACCATCACTTGTAATGAATGTGGTATTTTTTCTAAAACAGTTATACATCTTGGCTGGCTTAGATAGAATAGGATCGCCACCAAATTGAAGTGCTCTCTGTGAGCCTAAAATTCTTTTCTTTTTAACTTGTTCTTTTGCCCATTCAAATTCTTCTCTAATATCATCAAGCTTGCTACCAAACTTCTTTTCATGCATATTGAACACTCGCTCAACTTGTTCGTTCCACGTTTCTCTTCTCTTTTTTTCTTTTTGAAATCTCGCGTATTTACTGTATTGCGTGTAGTCTGCTAGTGCCTTTATTGACATTCTCTGATACCTCCTAATATTGGTTCGTGCATGATATTTATTACCGCCATGTGACATTTCATTATACTTTTTTCTTTCCTATAAAAAGTAAAATCACACTATATGTGGTATATAAATAAGCAACTCGCCACCACTTATTGTAATGACGAGTTCCTATTATATCATGAACTATTTGAGGTTCATTGCCAATTTTATTTATTATTTTTTCCTACCACACCCGCAGCCTTTTTTCTTTCTTTGATCAAGTCTCTCGTCAATCTGTTCTTTATTGAGTTGACGATGAACCCGCTGTTTGTTTACGGCTCTTCCGTTAAGAAATCTTTTAATTATCATGTTACTCCTTGCTCCAAATTGCATTGGAAATTCTTTTATAAATCTTAGGACAATTTTCTTTATAACTTTCTTTTACTATATTTATCACTGGTGCTTTTTCTTTAACTGGTCTCTCTGGGATATTTAATTGATTATTAAATACTTCCATAAAACCACTAACAAGATATTCATATCCTTCTAGTTGATTGTTAACAAACGAATTTTTTAATTTACTTATAACTTCTTTTGCTTTTCCCATTCGTCTAACAGTCTTACGACGAACATCAGAACTATAATCATATTCATCTAACTGAGCTTCCAATTGAGCGAGAGAGTTTTCAGCTTCGTATATAATACGTTGAGCGTTCTCTTTGATACCATCAAAAGTCGCATCTGGAGAAACAACAGATTCTAAAATATTACCTATAGCTTCAATATAAGTTTCGTCGTTGTTAGTTTCTTCAATTTTACCCATTTTCTTTTTAATTATTTCATTAATAGTTGAACTGTTTCTAAATCCAAGTTGGAGAACTTCTCTTTTTAGTTTCTTATAGCATTCCTTAACAATCTTACTAGTTGAAGTTCTTACAGACCAGTTAAAATCTTTTGCTTCATTAAAACGAGAAGTGTTTATTTTAGAAGAGAATCTTTCAGGACCATTACCAACATTAATAACATATCCTTCAGGGAATTCACTTCCAAAGTAAGAAGAAGAGGATTCTGCAAAATTTGTAAAATCGTTGTTTAATTGTTCTTTGATTTGATTTAACTCATTTTTTAATCTTAAGAATTCAGGAGTTTTCCAACCACTATTTAAAATCTTTATTCCTCTTTCAAACATTTCATCATCTTCAAAATACTCTCTGAGAGATTCGAGATTAACTGAAAGACCAATAGGTTGATCAACCTTCAAATCTTCACTTGTGTAAACACGACAATGTTTACAATCTGCATCTTTAATTTCTGCAAAGTGTTTTTTACCAAATCGAACATTATCTGGCATTTCGTTCCATCTGCCTAGTTCATCATCGTAAACCTTTGCGTCATATACAACAAAAGCACCAGCTTCACCGAGACGGTCTTTATGATATGGAACAGCGTTAAAAACAGTACGGTTTTCTTCATTAAATTCATGGTTATAAGTTGGAAAGAATTCTGCTTCAAATTGAACAGGACCGTGGTCTTTTTTCATGTTTTTTAATACAACTTCCAATAGTTTATTATTCCTAATAAAAGAAACTGCTTGTTCTTTCTCTTCTTCGTCACATCTTTCAGATTCGAAAAACAATTCATCCTTTTCGTTAATACCGAAACGACACGACACAGAATCTGCTTTTTCAGATATAGTAATACCTTCAGATTCGAGCGGATTGAACACACCCTCTTTTAGGTTTTTATTAATTTCTTTTAATTTTCTAAACAATTTAGTGTTATCTAATTCATTTACAAGAGGAAGATATTTCTTTTTCATATTAACTCCACGTATATCCTTATTTATATTTAAGGAACCCAATAAAAAAGGGTGGAACTTGTCCACCCTTTTTTTGTTTATTGGAGAATATAATTATTAGGAACGACGACGAGCGCGAGCTTCGCGGATTCTTGCCATACGAGCATTAGCGTTTCTCTGCTTGCTCTCTGTTACGTCATAACGGTTGATAACTTCATCAAGGTCATCTTCACCACCGAGGTCATCACCGAGGTCATCACCACCGAGGTCATCACCACCGAGGTCACCCTGATCACCCTTAAGTTGATCAAAAGCCGCTTGGAGGTCACCAAAAGCACGAGCAATAGTATCCCAAGGAGACGCATCGCCCATTTCATCACCAAGATCATCACCAAGATCATCACCAAGATCATCGCCGATTTCACCACCCATTTCACCACCAACATCAGTATCTACATTAAGATCATCGTCAACAGGATCATCTTCCATGTCATCAGCAGTCATCATGCCGCCCATGCCTTCTTTTACATCAAAAGATGGACCGTTACGGACAGATTTGCTATACTGAACATGCTGATCACCACTTGAGTTAGCTTCAGTGTTTTGTTCATCACCAGTTTTGGTTACATCGTTTCCTTGGTCAGTGACATGCCCGTCTTTGTCTTCAGTACCAGCCATTTGGCTTTCCATTGATGTCCAAGACTCTTTGAGGCTGCGAAGTTTTTCGTCGTCGTTAATTGACATACCGCTCATATTAATCTCCTTTGATAACATTATCTGTTTTTATTTATACAGTATAACACTCAAGGGACTATATTTTTATTCATATACGAAAACTTGCATCATCCTAACGCCCCAAGTACGGGCTGCCTTGTGTGTACGATAACGAACATCTAAATGGATTACACCACGTTGTTCCCAACTTTGACGCATCGCACCACCAGTATCATCAACATATGGCAATTGAGTAGGTACAAATGTCTTATTGTTCTGAATACTCTCCCAATAACCTGGAATATAAACAAAAGTCCCATATGGTATTGCTCTAGGATCAGCGGCAATACCGTAAGCATCGTTAGGATCACCTGAAAGTACATTCACTTGTCTGCTAGTTATACCATAAGCAGGATCGTCTGGTGTTTTTCCACAACAAATCTTACAAGGACAATAAGCAGTAACCTGCGCCCATAACCAATAACCTTCATGGATTTCTGGTTCAATGTTTTTATCTTCATTCTCTGGAGCATTAACAGAAGGTACAGCAGAAGGTTGATTATAATTATCATTTTCGTAAAGTTCGTGACGATACATAACCGCACCCTGTTTTTCTTCTGTATGTGGTTCCGCATCTATAATTAAAAAAGCGGTGAACAATAGTGAAAAACCAAGAGAACATATAATAAAAATGTGTAAAGTTATATCTTTAAAATTTTGCATAAAACTAACTCCTTTTGTGTTAAAATATCAGAAGAGATTATATTTGATCTTTTAAAAATGTCAAGGGGAAAAAATGAAGATCGGAATTGGGGTTTGTTCATATAAAAGACCAGACTTGGCAACTAAAGTATGTGAAGATATTCTTAAGACCACAGATAAGAATAAACACGAGATACAGACTATTTGTTCAGTAGATGACCATGATACCACAGGCTATGAATGGATTGCCGAAAATTTTGGTCTTATTCATGGACCTAACAGTGGTATCCCTGTTAATAAGAATAGACTTCTCCATTTTTTAAAAGATAATGATGTTGTATTCATAAGTGAGGATGATATCTGCTTTAAAAAATCAGGGTGGATTGATGTGTATCTTAGAGCAATCGAACAATCTGGGTTTCAGCATATGAATTATATTGTTTCTGACTACAGAAAAATGATAAAGAAGGCTCTTAAGTATGAATCAATTCATTTGGGTCTATGCGGTGCTTATGTAAACGGAGTCCTAATGGTAATGACAAAAGAATGTTTAAACCAAGTGGGTGCCTTCGATGAGCGTTATAATAGATATGGATATGAACATGCCGATTATACACGCAGATGTAGAATGGCTGGAATGTATCATCCTAAAGAGCATTTCCATGTAATGGAATCTACTCCTTATATTGATTGGATTCATACCCCTTCTGTTATTGACGAATCGGACAAAAAGAAATACATACAACATAATGCAAGAATTTATCACGGAGCAGTCCCTAAAATTCATATACCTATTAGTGCGGAGTATACACATGTTAGACCTAAGTGACGTTACCTTTACAATTCCAGTAAAAATAGACCAACCAGACCGTGGTCGTAATCTAAATATTATGACCCGTTATTTGAAAAAACATCTTAAAACAAATATTATGATATGCGAAATGGACACCGAATCAAAAGCTAAACAACATATTGATGAAGGTATAGATTATAAGTATATTTTTATGAAAACCCAAAGCCAATGGTTTCATCGTACTATGATGCTTAATTATATGGCAAAATTAGCAACCACGCCAATTATTGTAAACTATGATACTGATGTGCTTTTACAACCTGAACAATATGTCGAAGCAGCTACAATGATTCGCAACGGTTTTAGTGATTTAATTTTTCCATATAATGGTAACTTTCTGGATGTACCAGCAACACATGTTCATAAATTAGGAAATAGTTTAACTCTAGATGTTCCAGAAACTGTATGTAGAAACCTTCGACCTAAAGCAGATTCGGTTGGTGGTGCTATTTTCTGGTCAAAAGAAAAATTCATTAGTGTTGGTATGGAAAATGAAAACTTTGTATCTTGGGGGTTTGAAGATACTGAAAGAGACTATAGAGCAAGAACTATGGGGCTGAATGTTAATCGACTTAAAGGTCCACTTTTTCATATGAGTCACGGATCAAGTCCTAACAGTGCTACTAATTCACATCCTTTTTATAAAAAGAACGAAAAGGAATGGGTTAAGGTTAGTCAAATGAACAAGAATTTACTAAATGAATACATTAAATCTTGGAAGTGGCTCAAGGACTAAAACGGAGTAATAATGGCAGAATTTAAAAACACATCACGCCGTAAAATTAGAATATTACATCACGGTCGAAGAATAGTAGTCGCTCCCCAGCAAACTATTAATGGTCCTGAATTCTTTTCTAGTTATAAGGGTTTACTAAAATTATCAGATGAAGATACAACGGTACCTAATATAGAAGTTCGTAATAGTTTAAGAAAATTATCTCTACCTACAGAAGTGAATATTGAAGATGTCATAATAAAAGACGAAACGCCCATAGAAGTATATGTAGAAGACGTCGAAACTGAAAAACAAGTAATAGAAAAAGAAAAAGCTGAAACAAATACTATAGAATATAAAGTATTAAAAGGAAATAAAAAAATGGAAAATAGTGGGAAAATTGATCTATCTGACGTAACTTTTACTATACCTGTTGGTATAGAATCACAAGACAGAAAAAACAATCTAACTTTAATTATTGACTACTTAGGTAAATATTTTAATACTAATATTATTATATGTGAAAGCGGTAAGAAAATAAACATTAAGGATTTTTGGAAACCAGAATGGAACTCTTATGTTCGCTGTCTTTTCATTGAAAACAAAACCGACTACTTTTATAAAACAAGAATACTTAATAAGATGGCTGAATTAGTAACTACTCCTATTATTGTTAGTTACGATTCTGACGTTCTTATGCAACCAGATAAATATGTCGCGGCGGCTGAAGCTATTCGTTCAGGTAAACTTGATTTTTGTTATCCTTTTAATAAACCTCTCAAACACATATTTAAGAAAGACTTTAGAATAATAAGAGAAACTCTCAATCTTGATATTGTAGATTCGTTAACTGGGATTATTCACCAAGGAATTCCTCCTGGTGGATGTTTCTTTATGAATAGAGAAAAATTTATTGAAGCTGGGATGGAAAATGAAAACATGATTTCATGGGGTCCAGAAGACCAGGAAAGATTACATAGAGTTAAAAAACTAGGTTATAAAGTTGATTCATTAGAAGGTTATCTTTATCATGTAGATCATATGATAACTCAAAATAGTACATATTCAAATCCTCTTTATAGGAATAATATAAGAGAACATGAAAAAGTTTTAAAAATGACAATTACCGAACTAAAAGAATACATTAAAACATGGGAACATACCAATGCAAGAAATAAGGCTTAAAATATTTTCAGATTATACCACTCCTACTGTAGCTAAAGGTGCATTTAAATCTTGGGGATTAGGTAATACTACTTACAAAAATATTACGGTTGTTGATGATGAAAGCTATACCCATGCGTGTATTTTCAATCATGGTAAACTCCCACAACTTAAAGTACCTAAAGAAAACGTGGTGGGTTTTCATCAAGAAGTATATGAACTTATTGATATGAACAAATATAGAGAGTGGGTTGATAAACATGTAGGAACCTATTTTGTTTACGATCTTCGTTATATGAACGGTCCTAATATAAAAGAATGGTATACATTCTTACCAAACATCCCTTTAGTAAAAGATTTTTCTGGATATACTAATCCAGAAAAACCGCAGAAAATGAGTATTATTGCATCTAATAAGAAATTCTTACCTGGTCACAATCTTCGCCATGGTTTGATCAAAAAGATTTTAGCAAGCGATATGGATATTCATGTTTATGGGAGAGGTAGTCGTGAACTTTATCCACTAGACGGAAGAGTTAAAGGAGAAATAGCAGATAAGACTTTAGCCTTTAGAGATTATAAAATGAATATCGCTATTGAAAATAAAAGAATGCCTTATTGGATAACTGAGAAATTTGTTGATCCTATCATATGTGATTGTGTTCCTTTATATTGGGGAGCTAACCACTGTCATCATGTTTTTGGAGAAGAGACTCACTATAAGCTTAGTGATGACGTAAATGATATATTTAATACAATAAAAAATGCTTACTATAATACCGACCAGTTCGTAAATAACAAGTCTACAAAAGTAGCACAAGATAAGTTACTTGGCGAAGCTAACTTTGCTGAGTTTATAATCAAGCATTTTTCGAAATAATATTAATAAAATGATCAATTTGAGAACTCAAGGAACTTCCGTTATTACCAACAAAGAAACCTTGTTTATCAATTAAATTAGCAATAGGTAAGTCACCTACAATCCTGTGATTCATATATTGAATCACAGGGTTTTTGCAAAAGTTACCAGCTACGATAGGACGGGTATCAATACCTTCTTCAGTGAGGGTTTTAACTAAAGAGTCTCTATCCCCATCATAAATGAAACCGAAACCAAACCAAGACGAACTACTGCGGTCGTCATTGGTCCATTGAAGTTTTAAATTACTAACGTTGATATATTGTAGTGAACAAACCATATAATCCCAATTTTCTATTCTTTTAGAAACTAATTCAGGTAATTTCTTAAGTTGTTCTAAACCTATAGCAGCAAAAATGTCATTATTTCTAAGATTATACCCAGGCAACACAAAACGGTAAGAATCATAAAAAGAATCACCCGTTTTATTTTCAATATGATTATTGTCTGGTAGATGTCGAGTCCATCCATGAGAACGAATTGAAAGCATTAAATGATAAAGTTCCTCATCATTAGTTACTGTAACACCACCTTCGACAGTACATATATGATGTGAGAAAAAAGTACTAAAAGTTCCTATTTCACCAATCGCACCACAATACTTATCTTCATATGTAGCACCCATTGACTCACAATTATCTTCCATAAGGATAATGTTTTTAGATTTACAAATATGCTCAAGCGCACCAAAATTACATGACATACCAAGAAGATTAACTGCAACAATTAATCTCGTTTTGTGTGTTAATGCTTTTGTTACTTCGTCAATGTCAATATTAAAATCGTTTTCGTTTACGTCTACAAAAACTAATTTCAAACCATACTGTTGTAATGGATAATATGTAGTACTCCAAGATACCGCAGGGACAATGACTTCATCTCCTCGTTGTAAATTATATTTATGAACTAATGCAGCTACTGCCAATAGGTTAGCTGAAGAACCAGAGTTACTAAATACTGCATATTTGCTTCCGAAAAATTCAGCAAATTTAGCCTCAAATTCTTTTGTTATATTACCCATAGTACACATGCCACTATCAATGACATCTTTAGCTACCTTTTTTTCGATGTCTGTCCATGTTTCAGTTGCAAGTGGGTATTTCATTCAAACTCCAAATCTAATTCATAATGAGGGCTAGGTGTGACTGCTCCATATACTTTATCAGTAGATAATCTTTTTCCTACTATAAATTCTCGGTTGAGGACATCTTGTTGAAGATGAGATTTATTACCAAAACGATTACCATTTTCAGTTTGGGCTTTATTAATAGGAATGTTGATATTTAAAGCTCTTGGGTAACACATCATATAGTCACCAGCAGGAGGATTAAGAGCTAACTGACCTTCAAGAGAATTAGGTGCTTTAAATATTACTTTATTAACAGTACTTGCTATTTGATATGTTCTAAAAATATGGAAACTAGCAATTGACATAGGATACCCCCAATCAGTAGGGTATCCATGAAACAAATCTAATTTGGATGAATTACGCCAGTTCCATGTTAAATTTTCGGTAAGATCAGGAACTAATGCTTTTCTTGATTGTGTGTAACATTCGTTCATATATGGTGCTAGTCTACAACTTAAAGTAGTGATCTCTTGATTATTTGCGAAATCCTTAAATTGTTGATCCTGTAATGAGAACGGTCTAATAAACGCATCATCGTCCATCATCCATGTAGTATAGGGTTTATTCGGTTTATTAAAAGCTCGGCGGGTATCATCTCTAAAATTAATCTCATGAACAAATTCAAATTGCCTTTCAGGATGAAGTTGTCTAACTCTTGAATATCCTTTTGAATATTCATCGTTACTACACTTTACAATAATAGTCCATGTACAACTTTGCCATTCCGCAAAGTGATCTTTTATTGACCTTAACGCTAAATCTAACTGACAAGCTCGGTCAAAACTATACATAATAACGTTAATCATATTATATTCCCCAAATACCAATTATAAGTCTTTTCTATTCCTTTGTCAAGGTCAAATTTATGTTCCCATCCCATTGAATGAATTTTTGCTACATCTAGAACTTTGCGGGGCATTCCATTAGGCTTTAGAACATCCCATTGAATGTGCCCATCATACCCGACAACCTTCTTGATCATATTTGCTAATTCTTTTATAGTAATATCAATACCAGTTCCAACATTGATTAATTCTTCCCCGTCATAATTGTTCATAAGAAACAAACAAGCATCAGCAACATCATCAACATATAATAATTCTCTCATTGCTGAACCATCACCCCAAAGTTCAACAGGTGTCTTCTCGATCTTTGCTTTGTGAAATTTACTAATAAGAGAACCCACAACATGAGCGTTTTCAGGATCGAAGTGATCCCCTACCCCATATATATTAGCAGGCTGACAAGTAATAAAATTATTACCGTATTGTTTACGATACGCCTGACACATTTTAATGCCATAAATCTTAGATAGAGCATACATCTCATTGGTTGGTTCACATGGACCAGTCATAAGATATTCTTCTTTCATTGGTTGTGGGCATTCTCTGGGGTAGATACAAGAAGAACCTAGAAATAACAGTTTAGCATTAACAACCCTAGCCCATTCAATAACATTATTGTTTATTCGGGAATTAGTTAAACCAAAGTCGGCGGGGTATTTAATGTTTTTACCAATTCCACCAACCATAGACGCACAATGGAATATGTATTTTGGACGTACATGCCATAGAATGTCTTTTACATAGTTAACATCTCCCAAATCACAACCATTAGCTCTTGAAGCTCCATAAACTTGAGTAAATCCTTCTTCTTTTAGTTTTCTCATAATAGCACTACCTACCAGACCAGTAGAACCAGTTACATAAATAACATCGCCTTTATTCATTTTCTCTCCCAACTCTCCCAAACAAAATCATAAGACCATTGACATTTATGAGTTTTTTGAAGTTCTTCCCAAATCTTTTGTCTTCTTTCCACTGGTCGTTCAACATGAGGAAATTTATGAAACTGAACTTGAAGATAACGAACGTTTTTTAATAAATCAGTTTCGATCATTCTCTCTAAGACATCATATTCAGCACCTTCGATATTAATTTTTAGAAGGTCTATATCATCTTTACCTATAAGATTATAAACATCTCTAACTTCAATTTTAATATTACCTTTAGAAAAAAGATGGGTGGCATCATTAGTATCTTCTACATATAATTGGATATTTTCTTTACCAACACCATAAGGCAAAACAGTAGCATCTGTACCTTCTAAGTTTTTCTCACATAAATCCAAAAATTTAGGAATAGGCTCATAAGCAATTATCTGACATTTGAATTTATCATAAATCTTTCTAGCGAATTTACCGTCATAAGCACCAAAATCCACGTAAAGACTTTTGGTGTTTAATGGGTATGTTAAACGCTTTTCTTCACCGTTATCTTTAAGCCATCTTTCGTGTTCAGTCATTAGTTATCCAACATATCTTTAACAAGCGTTTTAAAATTATACTCAGGGGTCCATCCAAGCTTCTTACGAGCCTTTGATGAATCACCCAACAAAATATCCACCTCAGCAGGACGGAAGTATTTAGGATTGATTTTTACTACTGTTTTATTATTTACCAGTCCTACTTCATTAATACCTTCACCTTTCCAAGTTATTGATTCTCCCAATTGATTAAAGCACTCTTCAACGAAATCCTTAACGGTGTATGTTTCACCAGTAGCTATTACGAAGTCTTCTGGAGTTTCTTGTTGCATCATTAAATACACACAATTCATAAAGTCCTTAGCGTGACCCCAATCACGATAAGCGTATAAATTACCCAATTCAAGCGGCTCAGTTTCATTGGGGTTCATTTTCCATTTTTTACACCAGTTTGTAATCTTTTTGGTTACGAATGTATCACCTCTACGTGGTGAGTTAGCCAACACCATAGAACCTACCCCAGCTTGTAAGTAACCACATTCAGTTTCTATGTCATATACAAAACAATTAGACTCATCTAATATGATCTCTTTTTTAAGTTCTTTATTATTTTTTATCAAATGTAGTCCTTTATCTCCTTTTTTATCACTATGTATGTTTACTTGATTATACAATCTACTGTTTTGTTCAAAAGTATTAATATTAAATTTGAAACCTTCAACTACCTCATTCATAAGTAAAATAAGACCCTGACATAATAGTGGTGAGTTGGATTTAAAAGACTTAAATTTATATGTACATTTGTCTTTTTTTAACCCATCACAAAGATAATATCCCTCCAAGAATTTTGTTTTTACTTCCAAAGAAGAATTTAATATACGCTTTGGTACTTTTTTATGTTTTGTGCGTTCGTCGTATATTTCTGACCTATAAAATTTACCTAAATGACTGCTAATACCTGACACGTTATGATGTCTAGTATTGTCACCATACCCAGATGCGTAGTTAGCTTCTCTGATATTGAAGACTGGAAATAGAAATCGGCATAAATCTTTAAAGGTTTCACCGTGATCTAGGTTCGCCAAACGAACATGACCAGATGAACATATATGACCGTCTCCTACTAACATTCCTAAAAATTTAGCTTCCGCCTCAGTGATTTTAATATGATTACCTAGTTTCGGTAACCCCCCATGATCTAATTCATCATGTAAGTTGAGTTGTCTCTGTGGTATTTTTTTCTGACCTATTAGAAAATTGTGATGGGGTGTAGTAACTACTGAGCCATTTCTAGTATTAGAGACCACTTTGTTTCTATTTTCAGTATCTAAGGTTTTTATTTTGCGCCTAGTTATAGTTTTTAATTTAGTATATCCGCTACCATTCCATACTTCTATATTTTCATTAGAAAAATCTCCGATTAGAATATTATTATCTTTAGATATATCTTTTCTTTCTGGTAAGAAGTCTCTCATATAAACGACATCTATTGTTTCGCCGTTCTTTATAGTTATCGGGGTATTGGAATCGAAACATTCATGATTAAACAGGCAAGACGAAACTATAAACATATTATAAGACTCTCGGTAATTACGAGCAATCCAATGTCCATAGAGCTTTGCTACACCATATGGTGATCTGGGATGGAAGGGAGAGTTTTCATTATATCCCTTTTCAGGCATCTCTTCTGTTACGCCACCGTACATCTCACTGGTTGAAGCTTGGTAATACTTAGAATTAGGGCAATGCTTCTTCATAGCTTCTAAAATTCTTAGTGGTCCCATAGCATTAGCATCTGCCGTATATTCTGGAACTTCGAAGGATACTTTGACATGAGATTGAGCGCCCAAATTATAAATTTCATCTGGCTTTATAGTTCGTATTAATTCGTCAATATTAGTTGAGTCTGTTAGGTCACCAAAATGAAGATGTAACGTTTTATTAAACAATTTAGGATCAGATACTAAATGATCAATCCTACCTGTATTGAAAGACGAAGACCTACGGACTATTCCATGTACTTCATATCCTTTATCCAGTAACAGTTCCGTTAAGTAACTACCGTCTTGTCCTGTGATCCCCGTGATTAATGCTTTTTTCATATTTTAACACTCTTTCTGATATAATTATAACATAAGGATCGTTTGTATGTCAGTAAAATCATTCGTCGGTTGCTCGCATGTTGCATGGATGCAAAAATTACCAAAATCATTATTCTCACCCACTGGATGGAATTATAACTCTTTTTTTGGGGCAACATCAATGCCTATATTTCACGAAAAAATGATAGATGCTACAATAAACGCAAGCAAAAAATGCGATCATGTTTTTGTTTTACCTTTTAGATCATTAGCCTTTAATACTATAAACCACTGGATGGAAGACAATCTTAAGCTTGAAGATAATGATTTTTACTCTAAAAAAATGAATCATTCTTTATATTTAAAATCTTTAAATAACCCAGATAAATGGTATATAGACAATAAGTTGTTGAAAAATGAAATAGTTACCGATATTCAGAATAGGTTCTTCGTAAAATGGTTAAGATATTATCAAAGATTCCCCCAAGTGAAATTCATATTTTGTGTCATTTTGGAGCTTGGTGGGGAGGAGAAGGTGATAAAGAACCAACTAAGAATATTTACGGAAATCACATAAGCTACCCAGAGCTTCATAGTATTTTTCATAATTCAGTTGACTTAGAAGATTTTGCTAAGTCATATAATGGAAAAATGTTTAAAGATTTGGCATGGCACCCTACTGATGAATGCATAAAAGCCCTAACTAAATATATTGAAGTTAATTATTTATAACTCCAATAATTTTTTAAGTGGTAGATAATTAAAAATCCTATTTACTCTGGAGCCTTCAGTGCAAGAATATAGTTTAAATTCATTTTGTTTAACATAACTAGCTTTCAACTTTTCCCACACACCTAAATTATTACCAGCCACACCATTATTCAAATGATGGTGAGTTGTTATCGACCCTTTACCAAAATAATCTGATCTAAAATGATTTGGGTCTTCATCAGAAGTAAATTCACAATCCCCCCCCCTTCAATTTGCCTAACATCTGATCTAGGAACATAACGACAATCAACCCCAACCATACCAACATGAGTGTAACCCATTAAGTAGGCAAACTGAACCGCCCATATACTAACATTATCTAACGGACATGTACCTTTGAATAAATTAGGAAAACTCAAGTCACTGTACTGACCAAAACATAAAGATGAGTCTTCTATCGCATTGACATTTGTATAATCAGTCTGAACGATTTTATTTTTTTGTTCGATCCCATTAATCATATTACCCCACGGAGCCGTAAAATATTTCTTAATGGGGTTATCAGAATCAATAAGATTTTTCAAGTCGTCATATATAGTTCTAAAAGTTCTACAATCAATACATGCAAAATATGTAGGATAAAAATCCCATTCTTTATATGCTATATAAGCTCTATTAAAAGAGAATGTATCAACACCACGTAAATCATCTATATTTACATTATTAAGCGATGGACCATTTCCCATTATAATACATTTTTTAGTCATTTAATAAATTCCTAAATATACCTAGTGGTACAAGCCTTTTATCTTTCCTATTATAATGACCGTCCAATCTAACAATTACGTCATATCCATCAACATCAATTCCTCGAACGTCTTGTAAAACATTTGAAGATGGTCCTATTATCAAACCATTTTTGTTTTTGGAGTATTCTGCCAATGTTTCTAATGTGTCACTCATAATTAACCTACCTATTAACTTTTATTTATACATCTAGATGATATAAAATTTATCTTATGTGTTCGTGTCTATCATATATTAATACCGTGAGTACCTACACCATCACCCATCCATTCAATCATAAGATCACAAATCATAGCTAGCCAAAGATTATGAACAGATTCAACTATGTTATATACTTTACTGTTTACCCAAAAGTTACTGCTTGCTATCTCAGATAATTTATTATCTTGCTCAAATCCAGTAAACGTAACAACAGTTCCTCCTTGAGCTTTGACCCATTTAGCAGCGTTAACTACATTTGGTGAGTTACCACTTGAACTAACACAAACTAAAATATCACCTTTTTTATAGTTAATCTTACAGTATCTTTCTAAGGCGTGGTCATACCCAAAATCATTAGCAAACGCAGTAAGAACTGCTTGGTCTGCTGCGCATAACGTCTGAATACCCAGTTGGCTCATATAATCAAGAGCAGCGTGGTTTGCGATAGTATACGAAGCACCATTACCCATGAAAATAGCTTTCTTACCTGATTTCCTCAATTCAAAAATCTTTTCTGCGAATTCATATGCGCTCGTCAATTCTAAATTAAGCGATGCTCTAGCGGCATCCTGTACTCTATTTTTAAGAAATAATTTTTCTTCACTCATGATCATTTTCTCCCTTTCAAAAAGTTCTTTAAATCTACCAATTGGATTGAATCTTCTATTACACATAGCCCATTTAGTAAAATTTCTAAGTTGGGTCGCTGGGCGATGGTTACCATTTATAATACGGCTTATTGATTTTGGTTTCATAGTTTCTATAGGACGCTCAGTGTAAAATGTTTCATAAAAATCGAAACCTAAAGCAGCTACTTCTTTAGCGCCATCCGTTAATGCGTCATATATTGCAAGAATTCCAGTACTTGGACAACACTTTAATACAATAGGACAGCGTTTGGCTCTTCCTTCATTAAAAAGATACCAATCTGGGGTTTCGTCTCCACACATTCTTAAATAACCATCAATTTTTTTATTAGGACTACAGTATCTAGCAATAAGTTTAATATTGTGTTTTATTAAATAAGTTAGATGGTCTTTATTATATTGACCACTAAGAAGAGAATGATAAATTATATCAGTTCTTTTACCTAGACCATGTTTATCAGAGTCGTAAAAATGATCGTTTAGTCTTATAACATAATCATAATCATCTAGGTTAACTTGTTCAACTTCTTTAGGAGCACCTTCTGACGGTCCAATAACAATTACTTTTTTATCTTTATAAAAATCTTCAGGGAGTCTTTTCATTAATACCATTATAAGCCTCCTTAATCAACCTCATTACTTCAAGCGCGTCTTCTATATTAGTTTTATTTTTTCCAGATAAAATACTATCAAAAAATAATTGTACTTCCTTGTACCAAGTATCATTGTTCTTAAACTCTATAGTTTCTTTAGTGGACGTATCGGAATCAAAATGTTTGTCTTTACATATGGTTAACTCTTCTTTACCATAAGACCCAGATGGAGTCTTTAAACCATTGAGAGCAACATATCCTCGTTCTAAAACAATTTCTAATGAAAATATATGTCTCCATTCTATCATCGTCGAATGGAGCGATGCTGAAATGTTATCCGAGCTATTATAAAGATTTAAAAATGCATTATCTTCTATTCCTTCAATACCCCAAAGATTATTTGTTATGACGGATTGAACTGTATCAAAATCCCCACCAAACCAATTCATTAAATCTAACATATGAATACCTTGGTCTAAAAGAATACCACCTCCACATTTTTTAGGGTCTGCTCTCCATCCTGTAGTATTAGGATCACCCATTGCCTTTCCGTACCTTCCTCTCATCCATAAAATTTTTCCAGTTTCTTGACTGTCAATAAACTCTTTCATCTTTTGAATACTGTCGTATTGGCGATGATTAAATCCATACAATAAAGTCAAATTACGGTTTTTACTGTATGCATAATTAACTTCAAGCAACTCATCATAATTTAATGCTGGTGGTTTTTCACAAAAAATATTCTTACCAGCCATTAAACATTTTATAGTTAAATCAGAGGTTAAAAAATTTGGCGTGCAAATAAATACGTGGTCTGTCTTATCTATTACTTCTTGACTACTCTTACAATTGGTTTCTTCGTTTGGATCATAAATCATATATTCAGCATTAGGTATTAGTTGTTTACAAACCTCATGTCTAATCTTTCCTATTTTACCATATCCAATTATCCCAATTTTCATTTTAATAACTCCATCAAGTCTCTATACAGACCTTTACGAAAACCATCACCCATACTTGCAACGTGTGGTGTGGCAATGAAGTTATCAAGTTCTAGTAGTTTACCTTTATATGGTTCTTCCCAAAATACGTCAAATGCGGCAGTTGCCTTTGGGTTACTTTTTAGGAATTCATATAATTCATTTTCATCTACTAATTCTGCTCTTGCGGTATTAACCAATATCACATCATCTTTAAGCCATTCTGTTTTTATCATTCCTCTATTACCATCAGTAAGAGGACAATGAAGGGTTACAATATCTGCCGACTTCATTTCCTTTTCTAATGTAGTATGGAAAAAAGAATTCACATCAAATCCAACATTATCTTTAAACAAATCTTCTAATTTGTCAAAAACAAATCTACCAATATTACCCATGCTCCCTACTGTTAGACATGATTTATCAGAAAGTGTTTTTCTTTCTTCTTTTTCCCATTTAGAAACATTACCTAATTTTCTATAATGAGATTGTAAAATTAAAAATACAGCAAATGAAGAAACCTCATCGTAAATTTTGATTTTTGTCAATTCGGAAGGCATAATCAATTTAACACCAGTGTCTTTAAGGTCTGGTATATTATCTACCCCAACTCCACACTTAAATATGTATTTGAGTTTAGGAAATTTTTCGAGATCAATACTTGACCCACCAACAACAATAACTTCCGCTTCGGAAGGGTCGTTAATATAAAAATCAACGTAATCATCTAGTGTCTTTGTTAAACTATAAACTTTCATATAAACCTCAAATCATAAAATCTATGGGATAATTTAAATTATCCCCAAATAACTCATTAATCACCTCCACTACATCTTCGTAGGCAATTTCTGTTTTTATAGCATATTCACTTGTGAGTAATATACATGTTAAGTTATTACTAATGTTTTTCTTATCGTTATTAAGAGCTTGTACGTATTTATCGTTATTATTGATTCCATAGTTAGGTATATTTTTTATAAGTATATTATTAAGTCTTTTATAAACATCTTTTGAGATTAACTCTTTTTTTAATGAAATTCTATTAGCTATTTCCATTCCCAATGTAACTGCTTGTCCATGATTGACTTCATAGTTACTGATTGATTCGATAGCGTGTCCAAAAGTATGACCGTAATTAAATAAGTTACGTTCTCCTTTATCAAACTCGTCTTTTTCAATCATTTCTTTTTTTATTGAGAGACTTTCTTTTACATACTCTTCTATATTTTCTAAAACATTTTCATCATTGACCATCTTTTCTGATATGTCAAAATTATGGTCCAATAAAAAATAATGTAGCATTTCCCCAATGCCTGATTTTATCTCTGACTCTGGAAGTGTTTCAAGAAACTTTCGGTAAATATAAATCTCTTTAGGTGGATGAAACCCTCCCAACTTATTTTTACTGCCTTTGTAGTTTATGGAAGTCTTACTTCCTATGCAACTATCACATTGAGCGAGAAGAGTGGTAGGATAAAACACCCAATCAACACCTCTTGAATATATAGAGGCTGTAAACGATACAAGGTCTTGAATAACACCGCCACCAACAGCAATAAGTTTATTACTCTTATTAAAGCCAATCTGAATCATCTTATCTATTAACTTTTGTGATTCTTCTAACGTTTTAGTTTCTTCGGTTGTTTCTAATACATATACAGAAGCATCAAATATATCCATGTGGTTTAGTACTGAGATATATTGATCCCAAATAAAAGAATCAACTACTATAATATCACCTTTATTATCATCGAAAGTTAAATGATCAATAGTTTCTACCTTATATATCCCTTTATATGATTTAACTTTAAACACAAGTATACCCCCCATCAACAATAACGTTTTGACCTACCATATAAGTATTTAAATCACTTGACATAAACATGACTGTTTTTGAAATATCATCAACAGTAGCTAAACGACCTATAGGTACATTAGATGCTATTTCGTTCATCTTTTCTCTGCCAAGTACATCAACTGTTAATTCTGTTTCAGTAACCCCTGGTCCAACTGAATTTACTAAAATACCATATTTAGCCAATTCGACAGCAGAAGCTTTTGTTAAACCAAGTAAGCCAAATTTACTCGAACAATAAGCAGAACGAAGAGGCATACTAATCTCACTTGAAATTGAAGTAATGTTCACAATTCGCCCCCAACTAGTTTCTTTCATGTGAGGAATAACCGCTTGTGTTGTTTTGAAACACGATGTTAGGTTTAGGTTGATTATTTGTTCATAGTCCCTTATATCATATTCTTCAATAGGTCCAATCTTATTAGTACCTGCATTATTAATGAGAATATCAAATTCCATAGTCTTAATCCATTTTATAAATTCTATAGTTTCATTATAATTTGTAAGATCAACTTGCCAATGCTTTAGGTTGCAAACTTTTTTAGTACTCGTCCAATACACATCAGCACCCAAACTATTAAAATCTTCAACGAGTTTCTTACCAATACCCTTACTTCCTCCAGTAACTAAAACCCTCTTTCCCGTAAAATCAATCTTCATACTCAATCCCCACATCTTTTTTGAAAATAGCAAGACGAGTGGCATTATCTGATGCACATCTAATAGAATGTCGAGTATTTCTCTCTACTGTAATAAAATCACCTGGGTAAGCAAAAACATTCTTACCTTCAATTGTAATGCTATATAATCCATTAATAATATACCATGATTCATCCCAATGACTATGCATATGATTGGGTATTACTTTCCCTTCTTTTTCATTGATAACATAGACCGAATAGTCTTCTCCCTCAAAGAGAAGTTTCGCTCCTAGTTTTTTACCATTAGTTTTGTGATGTACAAAGCTCATCTAATTGGCTTCTCCGCATAAATATGTTCAACGTCATATCTTGACACTGCTAACCTAGAAGCAATGGTATTACCAATTGCCGTTATCTGATGTTTATTCCCCTTTTCAATAAACACTAAGTCACCAGCTTTTACGACATATGACTCATCTTCAATATCGAATCTCCATTGACCTCTAATAATATACCACCACTCATTCCACTTAGCGTGATAATGGCGGCGGTTACCTTCTCCTGGCATTTGATTAACCACTGTACACGAATTACTATCGGAGTCTACAATTGTCTTATACCAAGCTTCTTGGTCTGTCATTTCTTGCATTAAATTAGTAACACTAACCACTCTCTGGTTTGGTTTAACTTCTGTGGTTTTTTCAATACCATCATCTTTCAGTACTCTGGGTACAAAATAGTCGATATACTGTCCATCTTCATAGTAGAACTTTTTATAGAGACTTTGAAAAGGGATAAATTGAGCAACCGCTTCTGCTAGTAAAAAATCTGATTCGTTGTCAATATCAATAGTAGAGAACCCACTAAGCTCAAAATACTTTATTGATCCTAAACCACCATGATACGCACAGCCTAGTTCATTCATATTATCAATAAAAGTGGTTCGTTCCCAACCCATTAAAGAAGTGGCATAAATTCCGATAGGAGTCATTTCCTGTGAGGGTGGGTTCTTTTTATCTTTGGAGAAGTTAATTGGTCTGTCACCATATACACATCCAATTTGAGCATTTTTTACTGAAACAACGGTATCGTGACTTTTCATAGCCAATACAAAATTATTAATTTCATCTAAAGTTACAAATGGAGAAGTTGGTAGGACTTGAAGAAAATGACTGTAACGTAATTCTTTGTTCATAAAATCCAACATAAAATCATCATTAGTAGCAGTATCTGAACAAAGTTCAGGTTTTCTTTTAAAGATATTTACTTCTGGGAATAAATCTTGGCACATATTAATAATCTTTAAATCGTCTGTATTCACCCAAACGTCTAAATCCGTTTTAAGACAAGTTTCAATAACGTAAGTAATTAGTGGTTTCCCACTTAATAGTCTTAAATTTTTATTCGGAACTCTTTTACTCCCTGAGCGAGCTGGTATCATTATTGCTGTTTTCATATTACCTCCGCGAAAATCCAGTTTTATTATATCATATTTTGAAGACGTAATTTAGCTAAACCGAGTTTTCCAGTATATGAACACTTATCTAACATTTCAGAGGTTATATATTCACCATCTATAGTTTTAATCAAATCATTAGAATCTTTTATATTTGGATCATTAGGTAATATAAAACAAGTCTCTCCCATAAGAAGAAGTTTCTCAGTAAGTTTCTTTCCTTCTTTATCGTTCCAAAAGTTATCAACAGACCATATTCTATTTGGGTATTTTCTTTTTATATCTCTAATAAAGCCATCACCTATTGTCGCACCACAAGTAGCTACTCCTTTTTCGAACGCAGCAGCATCAAGAGTACCTTCACATATAATTACAGTATCTTTATTAGTAACTCTCCACTGACCCCAAATTTCTTTGCCTGGTAATTCAATAACAACATGACTATCAAGGTCTTTTAAAAACAAATATTTCTGTGGGTCTGATCTACCTAGTTCGGCAAACAAACGACCTTGAACGTGAATTATGTGACTCTTGTTTTCATCGTAAAATGGGATAGCAATGTAACCTCTAAGGAAACCATCTGTCATCACCCAGAAGTCACTGTATACGGTTTTAGGAAGCTTTCTTCCTTCTAGGTACCGCAAGACTCTCTGGCGTAAAATCTCTAATTTACGGTCCTTCTGTGGACGAACAATGCGGAAACCGTTTTCCTTGAGGTATAACCTCAAACGCATATCGGTCATCTCGAATTCGCTTTTAGATTTTTCTTCTTTTGGGATATGAACAGGTTTTTTGAAAAGCTCTCTAGTTCTAATAGACTCAATGAAATACTCTTTAAGCGAATCATATTCAGCGGGGTATTCGTCTTTTAAAAAACTTTCAATATTACTATTGTACCCACAGTTATGACATTTAACATTATAAAAGTCTGGGTATTCCCTAATATACATGCGGTGTTTGTGATCTTCGCACAATGGACATTTTCCAGAATGAACAAAAACATTAGAAGTTCTAATAGGCTTAGCACTAACATCTATTCGATACCAAATATTATGAACTATATACTGCGGTAACTTCATTAGCTAATTATACACTAATTATATCCAACAAAAACAAATTCTAACGATTATGCTTGAATTTATGAACGACCTTGTATTCTCTCTTATCTTTATGAGAAACTACGTCTATTTTCTTGGTTAAAATTCGTTGGATGTCTTCGGGATGATAAACGGAGATTAGACCCCATTTCTGTAGAAAGAACGCAATGGTTGAGCGTCTAAGATCATCAAGTTTATTAAAGGTACTAGGTTTATTTTGCAAAACGAATAATTCTTTAAAATGAACTATAGCATATTCATCATTTTCCAATTTTCTCAAATAACACGAAGGGTAAATAACTTTATTTCTATCATCAACTACACCAATTCTCTCAAGGGTTTCATGTATAACAGCTTCTTCGGCTTTTAACTCCACTTTAATACCCAATTCAATATCTGACATCATATATCTCCTTGTCATAACATCACGAACAAAAGTATTATATCATGATCAAAATAATTATCTTTTTCCACCATATTCGTTCATTATTTCCTTAACCCAATTTTCACCCTGCATATCTAAATAAATTTCAGCGTCCTTACGAGAACATTCAAAATATCCCATAATAATGTTGACATATTCATTCTTAACTTTCTCTTGTTTTATGTATTTGGTGAAACCTTTGTTTTTAGGAATTAGATCAACAAGAATAGTATATATCATTTTATTGTCAATATGGGAGTCGTTTTGATATTGATTAATTAGATTAACAACCTCAAGATTAGCTCTGTCCATTGAAAGAATACGCAACACTAAATAAGGAGAAAACTTCTTGAAAAATTCTTCATTATCAAGAAGCTTCCCTGTTTTATGCCATTTAATATCATCTAATATTTCCCATAGATGATCATTCTTTTTCTTTTGCTTGTTAAGACTTTTACGCTTAACCATTCATATCATCCAATTCACTCTTAAGTTTACGACTCATTGCTTCCATATCTTCAACGTTATCGTCGATTTTAAACTCGTCAGGGAGAGTACCTGCTTTAGGAATTTTACCCGCTTCTCGTTGAGTTTTAATCGCTGCTTGAAGATCAGCATCTTCTTGTTCTGAAACTTTTTGAGGTTCACTAGGACTAGCTGAGGCTAGTCTCGTGGCAGCGTTAATTTCTGGAGGTAATTCCGAAATAGGTTTACTTCCTTCCATTTGTTCAGCTTGGCGTTCAAGTTCTGCTTCTGAAAAAGCTTGTGGTTGTTGTTCCTGTGGTTGTTGTCCCTGTGTAAATGCTGCCATCATAGCAGTCATTGCTGCCATCATCTGCTGTGGGTCCATACCATTAAAGTTTGGTACTTGAGGAGCTTGTTGAGGAGCTTGTTGAGGAGCTTGTTGAGGAGAACGAGCCGCGCCAGTTTCTGCCCTTGCTCTTCTAATATCATCTTCTGTAAGAGATGTAGTATCTGGTGGTACATCTGGTGGTATATGCTGATATGCCTGTGCTGACATTTCACCATATTCGTTTTTAGCTAATACATCTTCTCTCTTAGGAGTGATCCTGCGCTGTCCATGTGATCTACGACCACCGATTGGAACATAAGACCAAAATTTCCCTGGTTGATCATTAACAGTACTTATTATTAAAGGTAATTGAGTCGCAAAAGTACATGCCGATATTTGACCCATCAATGCTCTGTTGTTGCCAAAACTTCTCCACACAAACCCCTTAGCTGAGATTTCATCAGGAGCATTAACAATATAAAAATTATGTAGCCCTGGTGGTCTTAATGCGTTTGCTTCTGGTACGTCTGAGTTGTCTATAACAACCAACCATATTTTTGATTCAGCCATTTCGTAATCCTTTTTTGTTTTTTCTTTTAACGGAGGTTTGAGTGGTTCGGGGGTGGGGGTAGTTGATGACATCGACAATTTTATCTCCTTTGGAATTTTCCCCAAAGGTGCTGCCGATGTTACAAATAAGTTTTTTACCCATGACCAAATACTCATTCCTCTATTTCTTGCATTATGCAATCTACGGTACCCATGAAATTAATCTCTTGGTCAACTACAAGAGAGTGATATCTGATACCTTCTAAAACATGCATTCTGATAAATGCCGCTTTTTCTGCTGATATTATATCAGCATTGTCGAAAATTATTTTAAAAAGTTCTGGGAAATCTGCTTTGCCTACTATATTTTGTCTAACACCTAACCAGTCATTTTCTTTAATGGTATCTATTAAATCTTTTACTAAGTCATTACCAGATGTAATATCATCTAATTCAAAGATACCACCATGAGTGAATTTCTCTAAGTTATTAATAGTTGCTCTTATATCAGGGTAAAACTTTCTAACTAGCTTTCCGATATGTTTTTTGTTTCTTGTTTCTACTTTTTCTTTTTGTAAAATTTCTAAACATCGAACTGCAATATCTTTTTCACTCGAACCTTTATATTCAAATATCATACAACGAGAAAGAATTGGATCAAGTATTTTCGATATATAATTACAGGTTAGAATAAAACGAGTAGTCTCTACAAAATCTTCAAGTACGTTTCTTAGCATCATCATTGAAGGACTAGATAACCCGTCGAATTCATCTAGAATTACTGTTTTTAACCCTCCGAAAGAAAAGCTACTACAGAATCTAGTTACGTTATTTCTAATCTCGTCTATACCCTTACCAGAGGCGCATATATAAAGTGTTTCTTCTGGTGAAACTTCTTTTGCTAAAATCTTAGCAGTTGTAGTTTTTCCTAAGCCAGCACTTCCTGTTAAAATTAAATGCTGCTCAATATGTTTATTATCAACATAGTCTTTAAACTTTGCGAGAGTATCTTCATCACAAATTAATTCATCAAGCGACCTTGGTCTATATTTTTCAACCCACGGTAAATCCATCACTCCTCCAAAAATCCCTTATTCAATATAAGGTGTGTATTATTATACTCTTTATCTTCCATTATGCAAGTGAAGATACGTAGAAAGTCTGATCAAAATAATCATTACTTCCAGCCAACCTCATCATCATTTTATGTATTCTAATTTCAAATTCTTCAAAATGACTTTTAAGTACAGGGATTAATAAGTCTTTATTAAATACTAATCTAACCTTTTTATCTAATGTGTCCACAGCAATTGTTGTATCAAATGCTGTTTCTTTAATATCTTTATCAGTAATAGAAAGTTTAAGTTCAGTACTTCCGACTTCACCAGTTATGATTACATACTTCTGTGACGTTATAGGTAATGCTTTTATAAAAGATTTCATTTCAGCACAATTAAAATTGAATTGAGTTATCCACTCAAATTCCCTTTCAATATCTGGTTTTTTGATCAAATACGAGTTACATCCGTAATAACGTAAGGTATTTGGAGCCTTTTTGATTAATGCATGTTCAGGACATACACTCAAACCAAAACCGTCACTAAAGACGCTAATAAGAGAAACAAACTCATTAATATCAAAAAGAGAGAACATAAAGTCTTCTGTGATTTGAGATTTTTCTAATAACTTTTCTTTAATTAGGACAAAATTCAAAACATCCCTCGATTCGTTTTGACATTTTATATTAATTTTCTTATCGGTGCTTACCTCGAATGAGATGCCGCTGATACCAATTCTTTGGATATCTCGGAGAAGAGCCATAAAAGCTCTCGCCTTATCTTCATCAAAAGCAACCCTTAAAGGATAATCAGACATATAAACCCCCTCCAAATGGTACTTGAACTATATTGTACCAGATTGGAGGGATAACACAACAACCAAGATTATATAAAACCAATGAGGGTGCGAGATAGTATTCGTATACCCACATTAGCGAATTTTTCAGCAGCTTCGCCTACAACATCAAAAACCTCAGACCAAAAACTATTAAGTTCATGATTTATTTCAACTCTAAGTTTAGCAGCTTCATTAATAGCTTCACCGAGTTCAATAGTCTCTTCTAAATTTAACTGGCTAGGATTAACTGATTTAAGTTCTGCCATACGTAATGCATATTCTTTTTGTTTCGGGTCAAGAGAGTCAAGCATGCTACCATATTTTGAAACAAGCCCAGCGGCTTTACTTGCTAAAAATTCAGCAGCTACGTCTTTGGCAGTTTCTTTTAATATGTCACTCGGTTGGTCTACCGACTGTCCCGTAGAGGAGTTCGGCGGTATGTTTGTGCCAGATTGATTCTGACCCAATGATTTGAATAACTGGACTATTACTGTCCAAAGTTTCTTCCAAAAGCTGGATTTGTCGCTCATTATTTTTTGCCCTTAATTCTGATTGTGCTGCATGGTCTCGTAAGAGTTCTACTTGACCACGAGTAATTATTGTACAACTTGAAAGAACCACGACAAATAAAATACCTGCCGTGATTTTCATTAAATTCTTCATTTATTAGTACCAGTTTTCTTGTTAGATACAAATTTCTCAATAAGATCAAGGATAACAGGAACAAGCCATTCTTTAGCATAGTTCTTACCTTTTTGAGTACCAAGAGTCTTGAGTTTTCCAAGAGCAAGCTGACGAGCGTGCTTCTTCTCTTCTTCGGTAAGTTTACCGTCTGCTGCTGCGGTTTTCTTTTCCTTAACATATTCTTGATATACTTCGTTAACAACAGCACTTACATCTGTTTCAATTTCATTAATAAATCCTTCTTTAATCCATCCTTTACCTTTGATCCACCCAAGACCAAGTGCAACAAGTGCAATAACAGCACCTGGAATAAGCGGAATTAATATTTCGATTATATTTTCCATTTCGTTTCTCCTTTATAGGACCTGAGTCCGTTTTAGAGTATTTATAATGGTTTGTTCACTGCTTGGAATTCTAATAGCCTCAGCAGAATTAAATTTTTCAAACCATGGGTCTAAAAGTCCCTCTTTTTCTTCTATATTATCATAACCATCATAATACTTTGTTATAAACTCTCGTAAAGAGTATGTGTTCTCTGGAAGAACATTAATAGCTTTAAGTATATTAGATCGAAACCTATCAGTATTTAATGTTTCATTTACTATCGAGTCTACTATAAAGTTGGCAAGAATACTAACATCAGTAGGAGAAACTACAATACGAGGGTCGATCACAAACTTTTCCTTTAACCTAACTTTAGTCTGAAATTTTTGAATCATATTGCGAAGATCATTTTCTTTGTCAGAAAACAAGTTAGCGACTCTAACTAATACTGCTGGGTATTCACTGTTTTTTATGTTAGTTTCCATAAGTTGTTTGCTTATAGTGTATGCATTAAGTTTTACATTATATTTTGATGAACTTTGGAATACGTAGTCACTAGAAAATTGAATAAAATTCCAATTGTTATTTTTTGCAAATTCAGCGAATTTAACAGGTAAATCAGAATTAACCCACATCATGTTTTCATTTGACTTAGATGCTGTATTAGTATAACCAGAAGCATTTATAAAAAACACTTCCTTACCTTCTGTGACATCTAATACTTTCGTAAGAAGAGGATTAACCTCCTTCTCAGTTTCAATTTTACAGTAGATTGGAATTACTTCATAATCATAAAAACCAATATGATTATATGCTGCGTCAACTAGAGCAGAACCAAGGCGACCAGTTGCTCCAAATATCACAATAACTTTTTTCTTTTCGTGACACGACTCCTCATATCGAACCTCGTCAGGTTCTTTGTTTTTACATTGTCCTTTAAACAATTGAGTAGGAAAATTCATTGTCTGTATAGTTTTTTCTTCTAAATTCCTATACCCATGAACAATTGGTGTATCAACTTGAACTAGAGTTATCTTATCAGAGTTCGTTGTGAAATTAAAAAACTCGTTGGTTTCAAAATTAAACAATTCATAACAAACTTTAGATTTCCAAGTAATGAAATTATCACACTGCCCAACACCATCATCAATCCATTCAACACCAGGGTGTTGGTGTGGTCCTCTAAGAACAAAAGGTTTTGTTTCGCTAATATAACACTGTTGTACTCTTTCGGTCACTTCGTCATCTTTTCTAAATACCTCGGTGACCATCCCTCTGTTATCTACGAATTGAGTTAAATCATAAATTTTTACCTTACCTTCCCATTTTTCCACTATTAGTTCTTTAGATAATGTGTTTTTGTTCATGTGGACCTTTCATTTATAAATAGTTATATGATTATATCAGAACTTTGTCGGCAAATGGGAATTAAAAACAATAAACTTGTCAGAAGAGTTATAACAGGAGAAAGAAACCACTATAAGGGGTGGAAATTCGAATACATTTAGTTTCAAATAGTATTAATTCGTCTAACTGTCATATGTGTTATCCCTATTAAATTTGTTTTGGTTTTCAAAATACCAATCAATAGTTTCTTCAAATCTTTGCATAAGACTTGTTTGAAAATAACTATCAACTGCTTTTTCTGTCTTTAACGCATACATTAAATCATTACCCCTACGGTTGTTAATGAATTTGGTTTTTACCTCTATATCATATTTTCTTTTAATTATATCAGACCAAATTGAAACCACTTGGTTATTATTATAGAGTTTATGTTGATGGGCAATATGAACAACTGGTGTGTTAATTTTACCAAGCAAAACATCTCGAATAACTTTTACACTGTCAACTACTGGAGTCCATTGTCTGATATTAGTACCATCTCCGTGTAACTCAATAGGTTCATTGTTTATTACATGAAGTATACTCTTAGCAATCATCTTTTCATGATGTTGCCAAGGTCCAAATTGATTAGCAAGGCGTATAGTTTGTACTGGAAAATCAAAAGTATGAGCTAAACTTCTCAGTAATAAATCTTGTGATGCTTTTGATGCACTATATGGGTTATTTGGTAGATACGGGCTGGGGCGATCATAATCAAACCATAAAACACTTGGGGTGTCTTGTGGGATATCTCCATAAACTTCATCTGTACTAATCTGAATAAACTTTTTAATGTTATTCATTCCTATCATCTGAATTATACAAGGAACGATATTAACATTTTCTAAATAAAACTCGAAAGGATTAGAAATACTATTATCAACATGTGATTCGCTTGCAAAATTAAGAACTATCCAATCACCTTTTAAAGTATAATTTATGTTTTTAATATTTGTACATACAATTTCAATATCTATATCATTACATATTTTTGTATATTCTTTTATTAAATGGTAACTAGCATAACCTTCCTTGTCGATTGATATAACTCTTTCAAAAAGATGTCGATATTCAGCAAACACTTTTAGAAAATTAAACCCAATAAACCCAGCACAACCAGTTAATAATAAATTCATATATTCACTCCAAAAAAAATACCCAAGGCGTTAATTACCGTGGGTATATTCTATCATATATCAATGATTTTTATTCAAACAACTCATCGTCATCAATATCTAAATCATCATCAGAATCGGTATCGGTATCATCGTCAGTTGACTTTTTACTGTCATCTTCTTCTTCACCAGAAACATCATCAAAGTTATCATCATCACCATCATTTTCTGCTTTTCCTTCGTTTTCAGAGTCACGAGTACGTGAAGGTGTTGATTCTTTCTTCTTTGATGGTTCGTCATCATCATCATCATCGTCATCGGATTTTTTACCAGTCAATAGAGCCTTAAGTTGCTCATACTCACGGGTATCACCAAATACCTTTTCTTTAAGATTATAGGCTTTATCTAAAACTGATTCAATCTTTTCATCTGAGTCAGCTACTTCTTCACTCTTCATGGAAAAGTGACTACTTTCGTATGTTACGAATTCGCCCTTCTTCTTAATAACAAGATTGAAGTTATGTCCAGTGAATGGATTATGCGGTTGGATGTCTTGATCAAGAATCGCGTCTGTTACCTTTTCTTGAATCTGCGGTCCATACTCGAAAACAAGTACTTGACCTTCTTGGTTATCATCGCCAGTGCGGGGGTCACTTACAACCAACACATTAGCAAAGTAACGTTGCTTCTTATAGTACATACGAGCTAAATCTTCATCAGCTTTCGATGCAGCTCCCGAATTTACGAGATCATAAAGACCTACTGATTTCTCACAAATTGGGCAAGGTGTCTTGTCCTTCTTTGAACGCTTAGGGCAAAGAGTATATACCTTTTTACCATCATTACGCTGGAAGATATGTACAAAACCTTCTGCCCAGAATTCACCCTCACCGTCTTCTACAGCCATGTGTGGAAGGAAACGAATAACGAAGTTATCCTTGGTGCTTCCTGGATTCATTTTTGGGCGGAATTTCCAGCTATCATCATAACTGTTACTACCACCTTCATCGTTCTGCTGCTGTTTGAGTCTATCTCTCAGAGCATCGAACTTCTTCTTTTGATTTTTGAATTTACTTAAATTTGTCATAACGTTTTCTCCTCGTTTGTTTCGCTATTATACGCTTTCTATAAACTAGCACAATGCCAAGTTTATTCGCTTTCTTCATGTCTACTGAAACCAGTTACATGATATTTTTGTAGAGCTTCTTTTTTGAGTCTTTCTTGGAAATCTTTGTTGAGTTTATCAACTGCTTCCTTTTCTGACATCCCGAAGAAATCTCTAACCCCCATAACAGCGTCCCACATAGGAACTCCATCTGTTACGAGACTATTTATTATTTTATTATATACTCTCTTAACTTCAATATGTGCCTTATTAGGTGTGATATCAAATTCTTCAGATAATTCCTCATAAGTCATTTGTTTTACTTTTGGTGATCGTGACATTATTTACTACTCCCACTTCTTAATTGTCTCAATTTTTTTCCTAATGAAACTTTTTTCTTTATATCAGTTTCTTGGTTCTCATCGTATATTCTCATATGATCATAGTCAACCTTGAGATAAAGCCCATCTCCATTTTTACTATAACGCGATTTTGCAATATGAAAATAAATTTGATTTTGGGCTGCCATATCTTCTGTACGTGAAATCATAAACATAAGATCAGCGGTCATTGGAATACCAATTGAGTCTGCTGTTTTGTTTAATCCAATGTGACTATCGTCAAATCCCTCGCGGTTAACCTGTACTGCTGAGAAGATTGGAACATCAAGCATACAACCAACTGCACGAAGTTCTTCCGCTGCGGTTTTGAGCTTACCATATGTATTATCCGAAAACCCTTTACCATTTGGTATCATAAGACCCAAATAGTCAACACATATAAAATCAGGTTTAAATCCATTTCTTTTTAATTCTAGTTCTCTAACAAGAGATAAAAGTTGATTCGCATTCATGGTAGCTGGTGGATATTCTTTAATAATAAATCGACCAAAATCATCCCCTGAGTCTTCTGCTAATTTCTTACGATTCATAATTTCACTCATAAGACGATCTGGGTCATCATATAAATCACTCATTGATATATCAGTAAGGTTAGCGTCAATACGGTTTGCTAAAATATTCTCATTAATTTCAAGGGAAACGTAAAGACCATGCAAACCTTGATTTACTAATTTACATGCGATATCTCCCAAAACAAGAGTCTTACCAACATTAGTAGCAGCACCGAATACAATCAGCCCCTTACGGTGCCAACCTCCTCCAATTTTCTCATCTAGAGCATCAATCCCTGATGGTATCACAGACTCTGGAGATTTCATCTTTTCAATACGACTAGCTAAGTCATCAAAATAATCAAGACCAAGGCTTTCATCAAAATGAACATTAGCAGCATCTAAAACTGCTTTAACTGCTTCGTCTGATTTGCCTTGGTCCATTAATTCAACTAATTCAACTAATGCGTTTTCAATTCTTTTCCTTTTTATAAAGTCTTTTGTTTCGTCACAAAGATATTCGTAAAACTTATCTTTTTCTACTCTTAAAGAAATTGCGGAATGTACATAATCCTCGCAATCCGAAAGGAACTCTGGATTTTTCGCACACGGTTTGTATTTAGGTAACTCTTTATCACAAAGAATACCTAAAGAAGGTAACTTTGAATATTTATTATGAAAAACTTGGAGGGTGCGCAAAATAGCTCCACCCTCACTACTAAAATATTCTCGGTCAAGTTTATCTAAAAATTTCGCGGCGTAATCAGGAAAAGACAATAGTCCCTTGATTATATATGCTTCTGTTTTATCACCTGATGACATTAATATATCTCCTAACAATTTTAATTATACGTACAAGGAAATATGAATCAATATATGTATTCGTTATACTCCTATATCTTCTTCGGTATCTTCGGTTAATTCTTCTTCTTCAATATCAGAATTTTTATGATACTTGTATTTTTCCGTAAGTTTTTCAGAAAGGTCATCAAGAATAGGATTCCAATATTCATCTTTATATATTTGCTTTTTGAATACACTTTTTTCATCAAGGTGATGGATCACAACTCTAGCTCCTTTTTGTGTAAAGAAACCAAGATCAATTGCATCTTCTAATAAACCAAACCATTTATTTAAACCCGTTTTCATAGATAGATAAATCTTTTCACTTTGACCTTCAGGTACTACACGGTTCTTCGCAGTATGTGCAGTTATAAAGTTACCTGTATGGACTTTATATGTTTTACCATCATCAGTCTTTTTAACGTTCTCCTTTTCAGCAGACTTGCGAAGGAAGACAATAGAAGTACATGCATAGATAAAACCAGAACCACCAGAAAATACTTGCTCAGGTACGTATGAGCTTGGGTTTGTGTATGTATGGTTGACAACAATCATTGTCATTCCTTGCTTAACACAAAGCGTCTGAGCGATACGAGAAGCAGACTTAAGCATTCTAGCCTTCAAGCCCATATCAGCGGCATTCTTACCGCTTTTAGCATCATCGTACTCTTTATCAGAGGACAACATACCAATAGAGTCAGTGATTACTAAAATCTCTTCATCTGGAAAGTCTTTTCTAAGTGTTTCTACATCGTTAACCATATTGGTTTTAAACTCTTCAATAGTATGAATCTGCTTATAAAGAATTTCATCTGAGTTAATACCCATATTTTCTAAATTTTCCTCAGTGATATTACCTTCTGTGTCATAGATGACAACAACATGTCCTTCTTTAATTGCTTCTCTTGCTGTACTTAAAGCTAAGTAAGATTTACCTACCCCAGGCTCACCAGCAAGACCGTGAATCTTTTTAGATAACCAACCACGACGAGGGTCTCCACTCACTAGCTTATTCATAGCATATGAGCCTGTTGAAATCCAAACGCGAGAATCTCCCTCTTCTTCTACACCAACTGAATCACTTGCTGGTGCTAACCCCATGTCTTTATGTGACTTAGCAAAATCTCTAAGTCTACTTTTTAAATCTGCCATTTTAATCTCCTTTTTAGCAAACATACCATTTCGCCCTCTAGGCTACTTTTGGTTTCTATCGCTTTTACGATTAACTTATTATACCAAAAAACCCCCTTGGTATTATAAATACCTTTTAGAACTCTAGGAGCAAGATTATGGATAAAATCAAGTCCCTCATTAATTATAATTTATATGGGAACAGTACTTCACTTTTAGAAAATTTTTCATTCGATAATAATGACTTTAAAAAATTAGCAGAAGAATTCGATTCTTTATGTGAAAGTACTAAAATTGTTATGGAGGGACCACTTTCTAAATTCTTCGGAAAGATTGAAAATTTCAAAAATAATAGACTCGTTAAGAGTGCTGATAACCAACTTGCAAAAGCAGTTGCAAAGGATCAAGGTAAATTAAATGCCGCAATGGGTGTTATGGCTTCGGCTCTTGCTCGTCGTATTAACAGACTGGGTGAATTAGGTAAACAACTTATAGTTAAAACCAAAAACGCTGATGAAGTTACTGCTAATAAAATTCAATCAGCGGTAGATTCTCGTATTAAAGATACCCAAGAGTTTCTTTCTCGTGTAATGGCAGCTAAAAATAACTTACTCGCTGATGCTACTACTGATCCTAAAAAAGCTGATGAGTTTATAAAACAGGCTGAGAAAGCAGAACAAAAAGCAGAATTTCAATCTCAAAAAGCAGATGCAGCAGAACAGCAGGCATCTTCTACTACTACTGGGGATAGCGTGGCACCTGAAGCTGAGAATACCGACCCGATAGTTGACCAAATTAAAAATGCTGATGGTAATATTAAATCGCAGGCTAATAAAGAAATTCAAAACATCCTTAGAACTAAAGGAAGAGAATATCTTGTTAACATTCTTAAAAAGGCTGGAATTGGTGAAAACAAGGGAGTATTAGGCGAAGCTGTTGAGATTCAAGAAAGAACTGCTAGAGGTATCATAAACCCTAAATCAATAGCTCAACTTCTTTCATCAAACGCTTCAGATAAATCTCTTCTTAAAGCATTTAATAAACTAAGCAGAGGTAAACAAAATCAAATAGCTCATCAACTTGAGAAATCAGTTATGAGAGATTTTGTAAATACTGAAGTAGGACAGAGTTTATCTAATACAACCACACCAAACGATAATGTTGGATCAGGAACTGGAGATCAGCTTAATACTCCTGATGAAGGGGGCGAAGAAGAAACCAATAATAGTATTGATGCTCAAGAAGTAAGTAAGAGAAACCTCGAAGGAGTTGCTAGTATTATAGCAAAGGTTACTGGAAAAAATAACCCTGGGGCGAATGGAGCAACAGCTAATAAAATTATTAGATTAGTGGTAAACGATTACAATGAAACAGGAAGTGCAACTCAAGCAATTAACAACTTTGCGACTTCTGAATATGGTGCTAAGTTTGGTAATGATGCTAAACAATTAGCTATTCAAGCTATTGATGGTTTTGTTGATTTAAATAAAGAATCAGTAGAAAGACCCATAGTTGAAGAGATTAGACGAAGATTACGTAAAAATATATAAAAGAAAAAAGGCTCTAAGTGAGCCTTTTCTTTTTTATTTCTCGCCTAGAACTTTTCTCCAGTCTGGGGTATCGAGGTTAGGTGGTCTTTCTTTTTTACCTGTTCTATAATTTAATTCATCGGCAAGTAAGGGTCTAATCTTTTCTAAGTCTTCCTTATGAAATTTCATAGTTCCTTTTTTATCCATCATCTTATTAAAAATAGGAACATTTATAATCTTATGATTAGTTTCACTAGCCTTTTTAATTTGTCGAAAAAAAGCTACAGCGTTATCTAAAGTTAAAATAAAATAATGATATCCTTTTTCTTTTTCAGTATAAAAATAAACTGATATATCCTCATTAATAGATTTAACTTCTGGCGGATTGTGTTTCATTTTAGTCTCCAAAACTAAATAATTGTGAAAGATCGTTAGTGGTTAAACTAGGAACATCCCAATTCATAAGTTGAAAGAATTTCTTAAGTGGGTTAAAAAAAGCTCTTTCATACTGTCTTTCGCGGTCAATATAATTGTCAATTTTTAATTCATCTACCCATTGGTCTTTATAAGATAAAATATCATATCTCCAAAGTCGTCCTGGTTTCATTAACACAAGTTTTATCTTATCTCCTTCATAAATCAAGTCATATTTTGTAGCCAGCTCAGGTCGGTCCCTAATAGCTTGGTTATAAAGAATACTTCCTTTAATGTGCTGCGGTGTAGATTTAAACCTACCTTCTAGTTCTCGGCGTTCTAACCAATCTTTAATGTTGTTAGCAGTCGATGGAAAGGCAATATCAGCAACACTAGCAGTTAAAAATTCATTCCTTACCTCTCTAATACGCGATACAAATAATTCACGGTCAACATTTTTAAGCAACTCAAACACATACTGCTTCATATATTTTTTAGCCAATGGAGGGGTTGAGCTACGAACTAGATCAACTCCAGTTGCTTTTAGTTTGTCTACCTTAACATCACCTTCACCGTTGACTTCCCACATTACATATTTTTTCTTTTCGATAAAGAAGGAGCGCCTTGCAATAGATTCACGCTTAAAGAAAATCATATTCTCATTACAGTTATACGATTTTATAGAAAGGTGATTCATTGAATCTTGAATATAATCAGAAATGAAAGGTGCTAAAGTGTTATTAATAAAACCGATAACTTTATCCATTTCATTATCATCTATAGAATTACGATATTTAACACGCAAAGTATCTAGAATTTGACCAACATCAACATAAATTGAGTCAGTGTCGCAATAAATAGAAGCACCCTCAAAATTCTTAGCTTCGCGTTTAACGGCTAACGGATGTGAATCCCATTTAGTTGAGAAATATTCATCAACAACTTCCGATACTCTCTTAGTAATTGACTGCCCAGTAAGAGTAACTGCCATTGCGTTATCAAGGTCATAAAAACGAGAATATTTAGTTGAAAGATATCCATAAACAGAGTTAATTAGGATTTTATAGTTCAACTGAAGGTTGTCGTATGTTTGTTCAGCTTCTTTATCACCTGAAGATTTAGCTGCGAGCATTTGATTTTTATAAATTTTACGTTTATTAAACCACTCTTTTACAAATCTAGGAACAACCCCAACTTTATCCTGTAAATAAAGAGCACCATTACCCGCCATACAATAATTACCATCTTTAATAAGCTCAACTACTTCTTGAAGTTCCATTTCTTCATCTTCTTCAGTATATACCACACCATTAGGTATGATACCAGAACCCAAAGCTTCTCTAATTTTAGATACTGATTCTTCCTTAAGTTTTCCTATTTTAGTTTCAGGTGAAATATTCCATCCCATCATAATTGAAGGATAAAGAGAAGTAGCATCAAAACTAACGGTCCATTCATGAAGACCTTGAATTGGGTCTTTAACAAAACCACCTGGGAATTTACTACCCTCATCGGCTCGGTTGACATCAGGCAATACAATACATTCCTTAGCGAGTTCGGAAAGGAATGCACCATCAAGTACTCTAACAGTCTTTTGATAAAAGTCAAATGGGACATGACAGCCATAACAGAAAGCTGTAAGAATATTAAGAAATCCTTTTTTATCTTCTAGTTTTCTTAAAAGCCTAACGTCCTGCACGTTATATTCACAATATTTTTGCCAATCATTGTTATAAAGATCAGCAAGAGTACCATCATATTCTATTTTCTTTTCGCCTAACTCATCTTCAGCAACAGAATCAAGCTTCCAACTTGAGCGTTGAGAAAATGTGTAATTCTGAAAAACTTCAAGCATATCAATTGTTGAAATACCACCAATCATAAAACGTTGTTGTGTCCTACCACTCTTAAGAGTAATCTCTCTTTCACGAACAACACCAATAGGGCTAATCTTTTTGGATTCATCTTTTCCTAAAATTTTCTCGGCTCTATTTAGGATATACGGTATGTCATAACCGTTAGAATTCCAACCAGATAAGAAATCAGGGTGCTTACGACGAGTCCACTGAAGATAATTACTCAAAAGCTTTTCTTCACTATCGAAAATATACTTTTGAACTTCTTCACCTTTCTGTGTAATAAAATCAACATTGAAGTTCTTTTCGGCAAACACGTAGAATTTTTCATCTTTAGTAGACCAAACCGTAATAATAGTGATTGGAAAATCAGCATGTTCTGGTTTCGGAAACCCTTCTTCTGAATGAACCTCAATATCAAGATAGTGAATATCAAATTTAGGAGGGGTGAGATTTGAATTCATATAATTTTCAATTATAAACTTAGTCTCAATAGGAACATCAGACTCATAAAGGTCTCTTCCCATATCCTTATAACGTGCTGACGTGTCTTTGAATTCTCGCCACTTTTCACATTGAATACGCTTAGCTGGTTCACCGTAAATTGTTCTATAACCTGTACTCTCATTTGAGTCGGGTTGTGCAACATAGAAAAACAACGGGGCAGGTGCTGTTTTGTGCTCCTTGACCCCGTTATTATATTCCCAGTAATGTATTTCGCTCCTGCGATGATCAAAGTAAACGTTACTATACATTAAATCCCCTTGGTATAATTATACCATTCAATTCACTCCAACTAAAACACACTTTTATTCAAAAAGTACTTCAGTCTCAGCCTCATCAATAACTTCTTCTAAATCAACTACCTCTTGTTTAGGTGGTTCTTCAATAGAAGGAGGTTGAACGTTAAGAACGGATCGAGCAAATTTTTGTGGATCAATTCCCATTTGCTTTAAAACTATACAACCAACAAATTCTGGTTTCTCGCAAATTTCGCGTTCAACAGCCTCTTTAAAATCAAGAGGTGTGTTACATGTCTGTTGTTTCCAACGACCTGTTTCATCGTTCTCAAAACGCTCAAAAAGCGTACTGTCAATAACTCCATTATCAAAAATTTGGAAGTTCATTTTAAAAAGTACCTTTGGTTTTGGCATTTTTTCATCTGCTTCATCTTTAGCTTTTTTTGGCATTGTTTTCTCCTTTAGTAACAGCCCAAGGAATATCTAACCAATCCTTGTTTTCTCTAATTCTTAGGTTTACTTCCCAAGCAGTCTTCATTATATCCATAGATACTCCCATGTCATCAGCCAAATTTATCAATGCGTTGATATCTTTAGGAAAACATTTTCCACCCCAGCCCTTAAACCCATCAAATCCTGGTACATCAGCATGACTATTACCACAACGAGAGTCTTCATGAAACACATTAATAAAGTTTTGCCAATCATCCTGTTCTAATGATGTATATAAATCGTACATTTCATTCATAAAACTTACTTTGAGAGCTAAAAATGAATTTCGTGTATATTTTAAAAGAGCAGCGGAGACAGGAGACATTTTATGAAATTTTGTAATCTTACATTTACTTTTTCTTTTAAAGATATCTTCTATTTCTTTTTTAATATATAATTTATTAGTACCAACTATCATATAATCTTGGTTAACAAAATCAGAGTCTGCGTTTCTCTGAGTTAAAAACTCTGGTGAAAAAGCAAAATCTATGTTTGAAATTCGTGAATATTCATCTACTTTTTGAGGAATACACGTACTTTTCAGAATGACTATAGGTTTTGTAATTTTAGATTTGGTTCTTTTTTTAAGAGAAACAAAAACAAAATCACATATAGAAGAATCAAAAGATAAATCTTCATTCATAGGTGTCGGTACACATACAAATATAAGTTCGCACTGTTCAGCCATATCATCAATACTTACTGTGTGTTCATATTGCGGATCGTTAATAAGTATTTCACATTTATCACAGAAAGCTGCTGCATGAGCACGACCAACGAAACCATTTCCAATTATTCCAATTTTCATTAAGCGTTCCTTGTGTATGATTCTGTATAAAATTGGGTATTGTCCTCAAGCCAACGATTTGCAAGTTCGGCACGACCAGCATCAAGAGCAGCCTGCCACATTGTCTCGTCTTTCTCAAGTTGTTTTAAAACGTCATACCATGAACCAACTTTATTTTCTACGGTTAATGCATTAGGTACTAAATCATATGGACCAATTCCGTCTTTAGTTGCAGAACATATACATGGTAACCCAATAGCAGAAGCTTCAAGCAACTTAAGATCAGACTTGCCATAATTAAAAATACTATCTTTAATTGGCGCTATAAAAACATCAGCGTCTATTGCATCCAAAGCATTTGGGAATGCATAGAAATCACTCCAATCATAAAACTCAACCTTACCTAATAATGAAGGTGGACATACACCCAAGAAAACCCATTCAAACTCGTCAATAGTTTTATCAATAAGAGGAAGTAAGAAATCAAAATCGCCACCTTTGGCTATATGACTTGCTGATCCTGACCAAAGAATTCGAAGTTTTCCATCCTTAGACTTACGATATTTGTCTCTTTTTCCGCAGTGACCCCATAAGTAACGAGGTAAAAAGTTAGGAATAACCGTTGAGTTTGTTATGTTAAATCTATCTTCATAGTAGTCCTGTAGAAATTGAGTACTGAACGTTACCATGTCTGACATCTTCATTATTTCTATGGTTGTGTCTTTTCGTGATTGGGTGTAATACTGATAAGCAAGAATATTATGTGGTTCTACTTCATGAAGTAAATCATCTAACTCATATGATATTTTACACTTAGATGTAGTTTTTGCTAACATCCTGCGATATTCAGCAATAATAGCTTTATGAGAAGCAGTTGAGTTTCTCTGAAATCTCAACCAATCTGCTCTGGCTAAAAAGTTCATATCAAAGTTAAAATTATATAGAAAAGGACAATCATATTCTTTTTCAGAAACTAGGTAATTAAAAGGTATAATAGTTCTATAAAAACCGCACCCTGCGCGGTCGGAAGGAAAACTGATGATTGTACGTGATGGTTCTTTTTGTCTACCTCTAAACATTTTAGGGATATTTTTATTTACGTTTGTTTGTGACATTTTTTATTCTTTCTGTAGTATACTGTATTATAACAAATTAAAAGGAGATTCTTATGGATGATTCTACACAGGATAATTCCAAGATAAAGCCAAAAAAGAAAAGAGCAAAACGTCGATTGATTTCAGATGAATCACGTTATTACATTGATAAAGATGAATACTCAAAAGAATTAAGCTCATACCGTGAAACTGGTAAATGTACTGAACGTTTAGGTGAGCTTTATAAAACTCATGTAGACCGATATGCTTCTGCTGCAAACTTTAAAGGTTATACTTTTCTTGATGAAATGAAAGGACAAGCTTTATTGTTCTTGATGAAATATTCGCATAATAATTTTAATGGTAACAACGCATTCTCGTATTGTACTACTATTATTCACAACGCATTTCTTCAGGTTATCGCAAAAGAAAAGAAACATTCAGAATTAAAGGATAGACTTATTAAAGCACAGGATCGTATTGATCCAGAGAGAAGTCGTTTCTCAGTGCTAGATAAAATTATCCTTGATGAAGAATAATTTGGATTTATCATTATCTTAAAGGAGTCTATTAAATGAGTAACAACTCTAAAATGGCTTTTATTAGTGATATCCATTTCGGTGTTCGCAATAATAGCGAAATTTATCTTGGAATAATGGAAGATTTTTTTCTAAAAACATTACCTAAGGTTCTTAATGATCATAACATACGTGATTTAAGAATTTTGGGTGATCTTGTAGAGTATCGTAATACTATTAATATTAGAACTTTAAATTATGTTCTAAAGATTTTTAGATGGTACGCAACTGAAATGCCTCAAGTGTCTATTAAGATTCTTGCTGGTAATCATGATATCTATTATCATAATCGACTTGATATCAACATGTTAGAAGCACTTCGTGACTTAAACAATATTGAAATAATTGATAAAGTTACTGAAGAGAATATAAACGGCAAAAAGATAATAACTTATCCTTGGCTTATAGATGGAAGCGAAGCTGATATCAAATTTAAGTCTGTTCAAGATTCAAAAGAAAAATATGATTTATGTTTAGGTCATTTTGAAATTAATGGTTTTGAAATGCAACGTGGTATTTCTTGTGAAGATGGTGTTGAGAGTGGTGCTTTTAAAAACTACAAGAGGGTGTTTACTGGACATTTTCATATTCGCAATACCTCTAAAGACGGTAAGATAACTTATTTAGGTTGTCCTTATCAAATGGATTGGGGTGATTATGGAAATGAAAAGGGAATTCATATATTTGATGTAGACACTGGAGAAACCACGCTAGTAATGAACGAGGATTCTCCTAAGTTTGTCAAAATAACTATTGATGATATCCAGAAAAAGCGCAAAGCTAAATTTCAACAAATTCGTGGTAACTTTGCTAGATTAGTAATTGAAAAGAAAGTAAACGAATCAGCACTTATAAAAGTCCAAGCTAAACTTGAAGCAATGGGTCCTATTAAGTTTGATGTTGATAATCAATACATTGAGGATTTTGAAGGAATAGTAGATGATGTTGAACTTGAAAACATTAATGATCCGATATCCTTCATGAGTGAATATGTTGAAGCTTTTGAATTTGAAGAAGAAGAAAAAATAGAAAAGAATGAAATTAATAAGTTAATGAAGGAACTTTATGCTGCCGCAATAAAAGACTAACTTATTATAAATTTGGATTAGCTAAACCCCCTTAACGTGATATAATATGTATCATGATAAGGGGGTTTTATGCCTAAGATAAATCTTTTAGATGTAACATTAAAGAATTTCTGTTCTTTTGGAAATAACGAGACGACCTTTAAATACCAGACTGGAATTAATGCAGTAACTGGTCATATAGCCAATAGTACACGTAGAAACGGTATTGGTAAATCAACTCTTTTAGTTGATTCGGCATCTTTTGCTATATACGGTAAACCTCTCCGTGGTGGAAAAGTAAAACTAGATGAATTAGTTAATAATGTAAATAAAAAAGGATGTGAAGTTACTTTACGTCTTGAGGTTGATTCTGATGTTCTTAAAATAGTTCGTAAAATGAAACCAGGGTCGCTTGAGGTATTTGTTAATGATAGCGATTCACCAAAACAGTTTGACTCCAAAGCTCATACCCAAGAATGGCTAGAAGATAAAATAGGTATTAGTCATACTTGCTTTTCTAATATTCTAGTTTTAAACATTAATTCGAGTACCCCTTTCCTCGACATGGATAAGGCTAGGAAGCGCGAAGTAATGGAAGACATACTTACACTAGGCGTATATGGAAAGATGGCTGAGAAGGCAAAGACACGCCATCTAAACGCTAAGGATAACATGAAGGACTTTGAAGGTGATTTCAGGTCGGCTGTTAGTGCTTTTAATCTTGCAAAAGAAAGCCGTGAAAGTATTGATGAAAAACTTAAACATTTTAAAGAAGAGAAAAAGAATCATATCAATGAACTTAACGAAGAAATTAATCAACTTCGTACTGAAGATGAAAATATTAGAAAAAATACCCGCTGGGGTGATTATACAAAGAAGGTTGATGACTTTCATAAAAACGTAATGGATTGTATTAAACGTTTAGCTGAACTCAATTCTGAAATTTCTGATCATAAAAAACAAATCAGAGATACAAACGATGTTCTAGAAAGACTCGATAGTAAACCACATTGCCCTCTATGCAAATCAAAAATTGATGAGAAAAACGAAATAGCTCTCAATTATATTACGGAATGCCGAAAGAAAGTAGAAGACAATAATAATCTTTTAAAACAAAAACAAAAAGAACATAAAGAACAATTTGAATTAAAAGATAAAAATGAACGTAATGAATCAAAAGCAAAAAAGATTATGGCTTCTCAAGAACAAGCTAATCGTCGCTTAGATGTAATCGCGTCCCTTATTGAAAGTCGTACTTCGCAGCTTGAAGAAGCAGAGAATAGGAAATTCGATGCTGATGGGATTATATCTGATGATCGACTTAAGGACCTTGAATCAGAAGTAAAGAAAACTGAGAAAGAATACGAAAAAGCCGAAAAGGAATTCAACTACTTCAAAGTAATTCGTAAGTTACTCGGTGAAGAAGGTATGAGAAAATTTGTAGTATCGAAAATTCTACCGTATCTTAATACAAAAGTAAATGAATACTTAAAAGTAATGGGTTCTGATTATACTCTTGTGTTTGATGCTAACCTTGAAGCTTCGATTAATACGAAAACTAGAGATAATAGAAGTTATCCTAGTCTCTCTGCTGGTGAACGTAAGAGAGTTGATGTAGCTGTTTTACTTGCTCTAATGGCTGTATCTAAAATGCAAAACTCAGTAGATACAAATATTTTAGTACTTGATGAAGTTCTTGATACTTCTATGGATAATGAAGGTGTAGAATCATTCTTAGATTATTTGAAAAATCAGTTTAAAATTAAGTATCCTGAGAAATGCATTTATATCATTACACACCGTAAAGAAATTGCTGATGATAATTTTGATCGTTTAGTAAATCTTGTTAATAAAAATGGGTTTACTTACATTGATTCTATTATCGACTTCTAAAAGCACCACGAAGAGTAGATTGAATTTTTTCTCTAAAAGAGTCTACTGAAAGAGGCTCATCTTCTTCTTCAATTGGTTCTTCTTCATCTCTTTTGCCTTTTACTACGAATTCATAAGCAGAATTAATGAAGTCATCGGTAACAGGATGATTTGAACTAGCCATTTTATCTAGGTCATCAGAAGCTTTAGTAATAAATTCATTAAGAGAAGTCATGAAATCTTCAGCTTTAACTCTATAATTTTGAAGGTTTTGTCCTTTTTGATTAATAACAATACTTACTAAATCAAATAATTTTTCACGAACTAAATCAGAGTAACCTTTATAAATGCTGTAGATTCTCTTTTTATATGTAGGATCAAAAAATCTAAATGGTGTAGTCAAAAATTTCATTTCGATTTCTTTTTTTCTACTTTCAGCAGCTTTGAATAATGTCACTAAAAGTTTTTTGACATTTTGATCAAGTGAATCTAACTTTGGCATTTGTTGTTTAATCATAGCAAGAGAACCGTGATTTTTAACTTTATTAAGAATATCATTACGAGCTTTTGTAACTTGATTATATTTTTTACTAAGAGCTTCACCAATTGTGTTTTCATCATAATTATTAAGAATTTCTTCTACTCTAGCTCTAGATTGTGAATGTACATTATTTAAACTCATTCTTTCAGCAGATACCATTAGAGCTTGACTAAGACCAACAATACTATACGTGTTTAAAATATTCTCAATATTAGGACCTGTAGCAGAGCTTGGTACGTCTACTCTTTTGGATTTAGGACCTGCTTCTTTATTTCTACGATCAATTGCTTTTTTTGCTGAACTAATAACTCTTTTATCTTGATCATCAAGAAGAGTAGTATCACCAGAATCAATAACGTAACTAACTAAATCTAGAGCATCAGCGATGTCTGTTTTTTCATTACCAGAAAAACCTCTAAGCTTTATAGCAGATTCTAGATTATTTTTAAGATCGTTATAATAATTCATACTAGGCATAATATTACTCCATATTCTTCATTATTTATATGAAGACATACTTCTAGGCTCAGAATAACTTTAAGTTACTCAGTTACTTTTAAATCTATTTTTATTAAGTTATTTTTATTAAGTATAGAATCGAGAGCTTTGTAGCCTCTTATTCTGTGGCTATTTTATTATAATCGCATAGTCGTCCTCACTGCACTTTGATGAGAGCAGGAAACAATGACTCTATGTGACCATTCTGCGCAGACACCAACTTACGGCATGGCTGTCTTAATATATCCGCACTGTTTTGCCTCTTCCCTCGCAGTTACCCTTGAGAGCCGACTAAAGGTGTCAAACAGAGAACCTT